TTTTACAAATCTCAGAGAACCTGTTAAAGTATTCACTGTAAGCCGCAAGGTACTACGAAAGCCCGCTGGGCAGGAGGAAAAGGAATTGTATAAGTTTGGAAGCGACGAAGACGAGACACATGAAGAGAAAGTCATCCGTACTTTCTTTAAGAGCTGGGATGATGCTTTAGGTGATAAAGATAATTTAGAGTTAATCGAGAAGCTCGCAAAGAATCTTGAAGAGGTTGCAGTAACTATTGGTGTTGACATTAGTCTAAAATCTTCAATTGAAAAATTCATAACAATAGATCTTGCTGAAGAAGTAGCGGCAGAATATAAGGAGGAAAATTAAATGTCATTCCACGAAGATTTGTTTGAGAAAGTTCTTTCAAGTGAAGAAGGCTCATACGCAATTAACATTCTCGCTAATTTGCTTGGTGAAGTATACTCAAAGTATGGAGTGTACACTGACACAGATAATTTAGTGACATGCGCAATTGAGATGCACGCTGATATGATTTTTGAAGATTTGGGAGGTGTAGACGATGAAGATGAGGATGAAGATGACATTCCTAGCGGTTATGTTGAGTATGACTATGATTATGAAGAAGAGTAGTAACTTCAATAATACACACGCTCAATAAGTATTATTTACATTTAGGAAAAGAAATGACAGTAAGAACTCTACCTTGGATCGATCCCAAAGATCCAGTAGTTGATTTGAGTGAAGATGTTTCTACACACCAAATCCTAAAGAAGTTTGATTTAGATTGGAATATTGGTCTCCATCCTCTTCACACTTCTGTGTATGGTATCGATGTTCCAATTCACGGCAAATACGCTTTAATCCGCGAAGATCTTAATACTGTAATGTCAGTAGTATCTAGTCGTTACAGTCCAATAGATAATATTGCAGCATTTGACTTTCTTGATGATGCATTTACTAAAAACATCTTAACTCCAAATTACGCAGGAAGTTTACGTAACAGCGCAATAGTTTACATTGCATCAAAATACAATGCATCTCAAACATCAAGTGTCGACATAGACTTCGATTATTATGTGTTAACCTTGTGTTCTCACGATTCATCTTTTAAGCCATCGTTTCAGATAGTCCCAATCGCTCGAAATAGTTTTGTGCACGTTCCTGCTACATTTTCAAAAAATGCAGCAGAAAAGGAGAAAATTAACTATAATGATCCGATGAAATCACTTAGTGATTATATTAAAAAATACGTAAGTGAACAACAGACAATGTTGAATCATCTCTTGATGAAAGACATTGAAGTTGATTCGGCTGAGAATCTTTTGAAGATGTGTGTACCTAAACACGTCACTAAGAAAGATGAAGCAGTTGAGCGAATTATGGATACTTATCTTGAATCTCCTAATAATGAATTTCAAGATAACTGCTTAGGTTTATACTACGGGCTATGTGAATTCCTTGACTTTGATAATGAGAATAGACGTGCGGGCAGGGAAAATAAGATGCTCTCCAATGTACTTGGTGGAGGCGGAATTAAAATGCGAGAAGCATTTTTGAAGAGGGCTTTATAATGGATAATAAAATTCTTGGCTACCTAAATAGAGACTGGGCTGTTCTCCCTACGCATTCAGTAGTGAATGGTGTATGTACTTGTAACAATCCCAAATGTAGCAGTCCAGGAAAGCATCCACGAACACAACGTGGAGTTAAAGATGCATCAAAAGATATTGACGTAGTTCGTTCTTGGTTTGATTATTGGAAGTCTGCGAATGTCGCTGTAGCTACAGGTAAGGTATCTGGCGTTTTCGTTGTTGACGTTGACCCAAAGAGCGGTGGGTTGAAATCTTTAGAAGAATTCTCAAAGAAGTATTTTGGAGATAAGGATACTTACACTGTTCTCACAGGAAGTGGCGGATATCACTTCTATTTCCACCTGCCCGAGGGTGTGGACATTCCCAACTATAATGCAATTTATCCTGGCATTGACATTAGGTCAGACGGCGGATATGTTGTAGCACCTCCGTCTGTACATATATCAGGCGGTTCGTATAAATTATCACATGAAAACGCTGATGTGCTAGAACCAACGTCTGAGCTTGTCGAACTGTTGGCCAGTAAGTCTCGTAAAAGTAGTTCAATGTCATTTTCTGATGCTATTAATCGAGAAAATGATTTTAAAGTTCCCAGCATTGATAAACTACTTGAAGGTATTCCTGAAGGAGAACGCGACAACACAATCTTCAAATGGGCATGCAAATATCGACGTAAGAACGGGGAGAATTCACGTTCTGGTGCATTAGCCCTTGCTTACATTGCAGCATCACGATGCGTACCTCCGTTCCCACGAGAAGAGGTTGAGAAGTGTGTTAACTCTGCATGGAAGCAGGATCACTCTGATCCATCATACATTGAGAAATCACTTTCTTTTGAAAATGAATTCGAGCCACTAACCGACGTCGGTAATTCTCGTCGGTTCATTAAGAACTTTAAGAATAAGTTTACTTATGTCCCTGGCTGGGGCTGGATGGTTTGGGATAATAATCATTGGCGGCGCGATGATGGAGGATTATCGCACAACGCTGCAAAAGAAGTTTCAACTATCATTAAACTTGAAGCACAAAAGCTAAGCCAAGAAGATGAAGAATATGAAATTAAAGCTCATATAAACTGGGCTAAGCGTTCTCAATCTGCAGGAAGCATTTCAGCTACTTTAGCTGTTGCGCAAACTGATCCTGACATTGTGTCTTACGTTGATGATTTCGACACTGATGATTTGTCTCTCGCTGTATCAAATGGTATCATTGACTTGCGTACAGGCGAATTACGAAAGACATCTTTCCGAGATAAGATTACAAAGAACACTAATGTTATCTTTGATGACAAAGTCGATCAAAGTCGTTGGCTAGAGTTTCTCTATAATGCTCTAGATGGTGACGAAGAATTGATGTCGTATATCAAACGTGCTGCAGGATATACTCTCACTGGACTTAACACTGAGGAAGTATTCTTCGTGATTAGTGGTCCTCCCGCATCAGGCAAGAGTACATTCCTCGATGGTCTTCTTTCTGCTCTTGGTGGGTATGCAACGTCTGCTCAGGCGGATACATTTATGTATCGAAGAAATAAGTCAGTGGGCAAGGAGGAAATCGCGCGACTTGCGGGACATCGTCTCGTCTCCGTTTCAGAAATCCGTGAAGGTGATTACTTCTCTGAAGCGCTCATCAAACAGTTCACTGGTGGCGATAAAGTTTCTGCGCGTTTCTTATATCAGGATACATTTGAATTCGTTCCTAAGTTTAAACTCTGGGTTGGCACAAACCACGATCCTGGAGCACAGGATGATGCGATGTGGCGGCGAATTAAGAAGATTCCATTTCCAAGAACAGTCCCTGCCCACAAGCGTGATTACACATTAAAAGCATGGGCTAAGAATCCACTTGAGGGTGGCTCAACAATTCTCGCTTGGGCTGTCGAAGGAGCGCGTGAATGGCTTGCAGAAGGTATCAATGATCCTCAAAAGGTTCGCGACGAGGTTAATAAATACCGAATGATTAATGACCGTAATTACGCGTTCGTCGCAGAGAATATTATCCAAAAAGAAAATAATAGCATTAAAGCTAGTGACTTGTACTTCAACTACTGTCAATGGTGTGAGAAGTACAATGAATTTCCGAAGAAATTCCCTGCCTTCATTCAAATGCTTGATCGCGTTGATTACATTAGCATTACGAACATCGACGGAGTTTATTACATCATTGGTGCTGATGTTTCATCGCAAGAATTCTCGATGTGGAGAATGTAATGGATAAGTATTTTAAGCGAGCTAAATTACTTTACACTAAAGCGCAGTCAAGCGCAGTTGGAGAATTTGAACGTCAAGCGTTATTAGGAAAAATAGATTCATTATGTTCTAAGTATGGGTTCACGTACGAAGATGTAGAGAATGGTGTTCTCAGTGAAAATGAAAAAGTTGTAATGAACTATGAAACCATTTTCACTGGAGGATACTCCTTGTGTAAAACTTTCGCAATGTGGATTACTTGCGAAACTCTTGGGCTACATTCATACAACGTTGACAGAAACAAGCCCAATCTTTCATCTTCGGTTGGTACGGTTTGTATGACGAAAGAAATGCTTGAGCATGTTGATAAAGCATTTTTCTATACATATGAAATTGCTGACTACGCTTCAGAAGAATACCTAGCGAGAATTGAAAGTAATTCTAAAGATGCTCCAAGGTATAAAATCAAGAGAGATTACATGCTAGGTTTTCTCAAAACGTTCAATGATGATCGGGCAGGGGGTAAACTCAACGATGATCTCTACATCGATAATATGGGATACATCAGAGGATGTATTGCAGATGATATCTCCTATATCGAATCAAAGGAACAAAATGATTACAAAGAAATGAGACAAAACTTTAGGATACTTGGAGTCAACCTAAATGAGAAAGTTGGAAAAATAGACAGTAGATTCTATCGAGCGGGTTTGCGGGATAACATGGTATCTTTCCGCCAAAGATAAAAATAGACTGCCAATGTAAATATATTGGCAGTCTATTTTTGTCATACCAGACGAGCTCTGACGAGCCTATAAATCCGGGCGATCCATCCAATTTTGGCGCTGATCAGCAGTTTTACCACCATACCTAATGTTGAAGAAGTCCGTCCAAGCACTTGAGCCAGAGTTACCTGTAATATTCGTTCGATAGAAGTTATTTGCGTAACGTTGCGCCTTTCGGGTTTTGCGTTTATATGACTGAATACTAGACACAGAGTAACTTGAGCTAAACACGGATTTAGGAGCTACTGTGATCATCATGTCATCATCATCGAGTGAGTACTCAATTTGAGTAACAATGTAATCAACGTTTCCATCAATCTCGCCGTACCAAGGCACATGTCCAAAAACATGAACAACGTCTCCGACATCGAATGTTCCAAAAGATGCATTCATATGCGAGCTTACAGCTTTAATGTTTAATGTAGATGACTTAATACGGCGGTGGGCAAGGGTTTGTCGAGCCTGCTCAAAGCATTCTTGGTAGTTATTTACGTTCTCGTTTTTGAGGCGAACCTCAACATCAACCTGCCCTGTGTTTACAATCTGAGCTGCACCATAAATACGGTAGTCGTCATTTGTCTTAACGTTCTCGACTTTAGCGCCATCAACTGATGCATGTGTTATGAAGTCTTCAACGCTTAATTCTTGAGGAACAATGTAGTCAACATTTTCCCCAACCACAAACATATTTTGTGCATTTTTGACAAACTCTTGTTTAAGAATGTCAAAGAGTTCGTAGTTAAAACCTACTTCATATAAATCTCTAGATGCGCCGAGACCAGTTCTTGTTGTGCGACGCATCCAGTATTTTTCTCGGAAATCTGTTTTACATGCCTTAATCGCTGCTTCTATCTTTTCACCGCAAGAAGATTGATCAACTTCACGGAGGCTGATAAATCCTTGAGGAATTGGTGCGTCATCGACGTCAACATAGGCACTTGGAGTTGTGAACGCATTTCCGTTTTTAAAGTTAGGGTGATTTGTCATTAACCCGTAACCAGGTAACTGGCCAACTTTAGTGACACCACAGTTATTCATCCAAATTTGGCCGGTGCTACGGATATTCTCAAGAATATAAGATTCCAAGTCAATGCCGTTAGCTACAATAGGATTGCCACGATAAAAGAGGTTGTACATATAACCTGAGAATCCCTCAGCAACCCATGTCCATGCACCTTTATGGTCGAAAGCTCCAGGTTGGACAATTCCCATACCTACAATAGCTTCGTTTACAGCTAAACCAATCGCGTGCTTGAATGGTTTAATCTTGTATGATTCATCATTGAATTTCTCAAAAGGAATTGTGCCTTTAATGATCGTTGCACCAGATAGCTTACGAGTGATTGATACTTTTTCGCTGTAAAAACCAAAGACGTCATTGATGTTATTTGCGTGACCGGGCAGGTCAATCGCGAATAAGTAAACACTCATATTCCGTAGCTCGCTTCAATGTAAGAAAACTTTGCTTTAATTCTGTTGTTAGAAGTAAAGTTAGCAGTCAAGAAAGTCCTGTGAGTAACTTCTTTATCAAACAGAACGAAATCTGAAAGATTAGAGATATAGTAACGTCCAACAACAGGAGCTAGCCTATATCGTGCAGATTCTCCAGTGTTAGTGACAATGAAGTTTTCTCCAGGATAATTTGATACGGTAACGCTTTCGCCGCTCTTCAAACCTAGAGCAACGTTAAGAACCTTAGTCCCAACAATTGCTCCCTGCCCGTTCTTTTGGTTAATGTTTAATGAACCGGCCGCAGATGGTGTTTCTCCGTAAAAAGTAACTGCGGCTGGGCTTGGCGCGAGTAGGTCAGAGTTTGGCGTAATGATTTGAACTTCTTTATTGCTCTCTGTGATATCTGTCGCGTGTTCATCACCATAAGAGAATTGGTTTGTCCGTTCAAATTCAAGAACAAATCGACCAAACTGTGCGCGAGACCCGCCATAGTTAATTTGGATACGCTTTGGGCGTCCAACGAAGAATCGCACACCGCGGTCTCGTCGATAGAAAAGCTGGACTATTCGCCCCGCCCTGTTTCGGTTGCTGTATGATCCCCACACCTTCTCAAGCTTTGCACCTATCTGTGTGAGGGTTTGTCCATTATGCGGAAGAAAGCCTCCTGTAAGTGTAATGGATGAGCCTCGTGAATAGCCAGGACCGAATATCCTACCGTCTGCAAAGATATTGTTATACGTAGAATAGTCGACGTTGTTTGTCCCCCAATCGATGTCAGAGATTGGGAATTTGTCGGGCTCGCCCAAAAGCAAATCATCAAGCATAAACAGGCCTGGCCTACTTACAGCTCGAGTTATTTGGACGTTCGTATTTGGTGCAATAATTGGCATTAGTATCCTCCACGAATGTATTCATGGCTCTTCACACGGAACATTGCCTCGTCAACAATTTCCTTTGAAGTATCCTTATTAGTATATACTACCAAATCCCTAAACGTGCTACCGCTTGAAAAGCCAGGATTGGCCGCGGCACGGTTTAGAAGCAGTTGGTTCTGCTCATATTCAATTTCTGCTTGGCTCTTCGGTCGAGGGCCAAATCCGAAGAATGATGGGATTGAGCGAATGAAGTGGTCGAGGCCATCAAAACCACGCTTTTGCGCAATAGTGTCCAATTGAACTCCAAGGTCGTAAAGTCCTTGTGTAATCTCAGTAATTCCACCAACAACCGTTTGCGCGACTTGAATTCCGTACAAAGCATTGGGCAGGGCGTTGCTGATGCCTTGAGCGATATTCCGTCCGATGTTTTCGCCAAACAACTGTGCGAGATGGTAATGTTGGGTTCCCTTACCCAAAGCGGAATTGATTACTTCACCAATTGCACCTTGGATGTTTCCTCCGAGTTTGAGAATACCCTGAACAATTCCGCTGTTTACGAAGCCGCCGATTTGTTCTGCACCGCGGATAATTTGATCCGCAACAGGCTTACCAAACAGAGATTCGAGACCACCTTGTCCCCAGTCCCTGCCCACAGAAGCATACACTACTTCTTCAACTGCGGCCTTAACGTCATTCACTTTTTCGCGAATTCCGTCACCAAGACCACGTGTAATGAAGTGTCCTAGGTTCTTAGCACCATCAGCTATTTGCTGTCCAATTTGCGGACCGAAGATAGCTTTAATACCACTCGAAGAATCACCCTTACCAATTGCATTCTCAATTACTTCAGTGAATGCTTGAGAGATTTGAGGCTGACCAGCGAAGATACCACTAGAGAAGAAGTTAGTGAAATCTTTACCAAATTGTTGTGCACTGTTTGTGAAATCTTTAGCGAAGTTTTCGCCGAAGATTGTTGCAAGGCCACCGTAACCCCAGTCACGACCAACAACCGCATGGAGCGTCTCGTCTAAAGCCGCAGACACTGTATCTACATTGTTAACAATACCTGACGATAGATTGTCTACGATTCGGTTTACGTGGGCTGCAACATCCTCTTCATTGTAAAGCTTCTCTTTGATTCGGCCAGAGAACAATCCTGACCAGTAATCAACACGGTCAAGAACCTGACGAGAAGTATCGAGGTCAAGACCAAACAGCTGCATAACTGCACCTGATCCGAAATCTTCTCCTTGGCTTGCAGCGCGAATTTCTTCAACTGCAGCTTTAACCAAATCTACTTGACCGCGAACTCCGGCTGTGATTCCATTTATGAAATTCTTACCAGCCTGAACCCCGGGCAGGGAATTGATCGCGTTTGTAGCTTGGTCTGCGAATCCGCGAACTGTTCGGTCAACCTGCGTTTTTGCATTCGATATACCATTGTTGATTGTGTTAGAAGCTGATCCAATGAGGTCTGAAGCTTGCTTCTGTACGTTGCCAATAGTATCTGCCATACCTTGTGCGAAGGCATTTCCGATTGAGCGACCGGAGTAGAGAACCCAGCCACTTCCTGAGAACGGACCTTTCTTAGCAGGCGAGAATGGGAAGTAGTTACGAGCAGCAGAAACAACGTTCTTTGCAACTTGAGCAACAACACCAATGTTATTCTGCATACCGTCAATGAATGACTGGATAATAGAAACACCGGAATTGTAAATCTCTGTGTTGAATCCGCGGAAGATACCTGCAATGCTTAACGGAATGTCAGAAAGAATCCGTATGATATTATCTTTGGCTGTATTGAACTTATAAGCAATATCATCACCAATAAGTTGTAGCTTATAAATCGCGTCATCTTTAAATTGACCAAGCCAAGCACCCGCAACAGTTACCATGTTCTGGACTGCTGCTTCACCGCTAGCTTCAAAGCGCGAGAAGTCACCAATAATTTCATTTATCGAATTGCCTGCATTTACTCTAAGAGCACTAAAGTATCCGCCTGCGACACCTTGCAAAACATTAAATGACTCAGAAATTCTTTGCGGCATTGAGAAGAAGTATCCCGCAACTTCTCCTGCAGCTACTCGACCAATTGCTTTAAGATTCTCGAATTCTTCGTTAGCATTGATGATAATCTGCGTGAATGCACTTGAAACTACTGGGACACCAAACTCTTGCCAATCTTTTTGTATGTGATTGATTGTTGCGATATTGTAAGAAGTAAGCCTGGACATTTGCGCAACAAATGCATCATACAGTCCAGAGAACATAGAGTCTTCGACTTGATTTCCAAACTCATCTGTCCTCTGCGCAAGACCAAATGATTCCCTAAGTGTTTGCTTAACACCACTTGCGAACTTTGAAATACTTTCTTTATATCCGCCGTAGTCTAACGTGAACACACTCTTAAGAGCGTCTCCTACTCCTAAGAAAGAAGTAACTATACCTGACGCAATTCCTGCGATATGTTTCTTTGCGTCACGCTTGAAATCTTCAAATTCAATGTATATCTCAGCGAATTTTTTAGAAACAATCTTTTTAAGATCACCAAGGCTTAGTTCCCAATATGCTGTGATCTCGTCCCAGTTCCAATACGCGAAAAGACCCACAGCAGCAATAGCTGCAGCGATAACTGCAATTAGACCCCACACTGGAGCTGAGATGCCGGCGATAGCAGTACCTACTGTGCCTGCTGCACCACTTACCGCAGCTGCGGCGCTCGATACACCTTCTGTGACAACAGTTAATCCAGGGCCTAATCGTGTAAGTAATCCAACAGAACTTGCAATACGCGGTCCTGCTTTAGTAGCCGCTCCCGCTGCTCCAGAAATTCCAGTAGATGCAGCAGCTCCGGCCGCAGATGTACCAAATAATGCTCCCCTAAGAACTGTGAAAGCACCATGAAGTGTCTTAACAGTACCATAAAGTTTACCTACGCCACCAACTATACCAGTGAGAATTGTTCCCCACAGGATAAAGTCAATGATTACATTTTTTAGGCGTGGGTCAAGAGCATTGAATTTGTCAACAAGCTTTGTGATTGTGTCAACAATATCTTTTAATTTAGGAATAAGAGTATCGCCCACAGAAATTGCAAGCTCTTCAAGAGAACCTTTGAGGTCTTCAATTTTACCGTTAAGGTTGTCCATGTTAGTCTTCGCAACGTCAGCTGCGGAGACCTTATTCATCTCATCATTAAGAGCTTTAAAACCGTTCGCACCTTCACGACCAAGAATAGCCGCAGCACGAATTGCGTCCTGCCCGAACAAATCTTCTAGAGCTTGTAGACGTTGTTGTTCTGAAAGCGGCGCAAGAGCCTGATTCAATTGCTGTGCAATTTCAATCATTGGCTTAATCTTGCCGTTTGCATCGAAGAATGTAGAACCGAGACCGTCGATGTACAAACCGAGCTCTCGTGCAGTATTAATTTGCTTCTTGGTTGTCGGCTGCAGGTTAAGAAGCATTGTCTTCAATGAAGTACCAGCATCAGAACCTTTAATACCTGAGTTACCAAGCAAAGCAATTGCAGTTGCAGTATCTTCAAATGAAAGACCGACGACTGATGCAACTGCACCAACCTGTTGGAGTGAATAACCAAACTCTTTAACGTCAATTGCAGAAGCATTTGCAGCACCAGCGATAATGTCAGCGACACGGGCCATGTCCTTGCCCGTGAGTCTGAAGTTATTCAATGCATTTGAAGCGAGAGTTGCGGCCTCGGGCAGGGAAACGCCACCTGCAATAGCAAGTGTAACCGTTGCATCAGCAGCGCCATTCATAATATCGGAAATACCGACACCAGCTTTAACCAACTCCTCGAGAGCCCCAGCGGCTTCTGTAGCACCGAAGACTGTGTCCTTACCGATTTGTCTTGCTTTTGCGGTAAGCACTTCCATTTGCTCTGCGGTCGCGCCAGACACAGCCTTAACGCGACTCATTGCAGATTCAAAGTCAGCAGCAATTTTTACTGTAGCACCAAGGCCTGCAGTACCTGCTGCGCTAACACCAAGTAATGCAGTACTTACCTTACTAATGCTCGAGTCAATATCTTTGAATTTGTCTTTGACTTTATCTGCGGAATCCCCGGTAGCTTCAACAACTTTCTCAGAAGATTTAACTACCTGCTCATTAGTGTCTTTTACTTTATCCGCATTTTTCTGAGCATTTTGTGCTGCTTTGTCAGACTTCTCAATATACTTGTCAATATTTTGAGTAGCCTTTTCCCACCCCTCATCCCTGAATGTAACAGAGATTTCGCCTTCAACTCGGCCCAGTGAATACCTCCCGGGCCCACTAAAACCAGATGAGTTACCAGTAGACCCGAGAGCCATTAGATACCTTTCTTCTTAAGGTCCTTCATTGGGTCCCTAAACTGAGAAGTATCTGTACTTTCGTTAGCATAATCGCCCAAGAAGCGACGTAGTACTTTCTTTCTAGCCGCAATTCTAGCTTGGTCGGATTTAGCTAGCATTTCGGCGTTTTGCATTTCTGTTTCAACATTTGATCCAAAAATGAAAACTGCTCTATTGAAGTAGTACGCAATAAGTGGATCTTCAATGTTAAATATTAAACTGGGCAGGGTGTGGTAGACTTTCGCCATTTGCCACGCTTCCCACACCAGTTCCGGATCCTCCACGAAAAGAATTCGCTTGCTTGGTTCCAGACAGAGCGTAATTGAAGATGAAGAGCTTATCGTCTAGATCAATCGTGTCAGTGTAAATCTTACCAGGCTCACGAAGAGTGTAATCATTCGGTGCCATGGTGATTTCAGGCTGGACAACTGTCATACACGTTACTCGGTCAATCGTGTAGAACAGGCTTTCAGCCTTCTTGGGATCTTTGAGGATATCATAAATGGTATCCTCAACGTCAGCATTAGTTGCTCCGAGATGCTTATTTGCAATAGTCGAAGATAGTGAATCGAAGTTCTGCAGCAAGCCCGACTTGATGAGAACCTGAATGTTAAGTTTTTGTACGAGAACCAACTGACCTGAAGGTACAGTAATTTCTTCGTAACCTGTAGCCCCGTTAGAAGAGCCCCAAGTGGTTGGTGCGTATTTGTCTTCGTAGTTAGAATCTGACATCCTAGTGCTCCGTTCTAGATTTATATTAGGTTAGCTGAGTTAGTGCTTCGTTGTGGATAAACTCGTAGAGCTTATCTTCACCCTCGTTCTTGAGAAGAGGTAGAGCTGATCCGCCACCCTTCATCAAGAAGAATTCACCATCGGAGAATTCACCCTCGATCTTCTCGTCCAACTTGCATCGGTAGAGAACGCAGTGCACGTCACCACCAGAGTCGGAAATAGCACGACCCGTGATTTGGAAGTACGGACGAGCATCAGAAGTGTTCTTTGTGTAAGTCTTCTTCTCGTTACCAGAAGTACCTGTCTTAGTAACTTTACCACCGTTAATGGCGGCCAAAGCTTCAAGCGGAATACCACCAGACTCAAAGTCAAACTTAACTTTTGCGCCTTTACCATGAGTAGCTACGACACGGTCGTCACCACGCAACTCTTCATAATCTTCCTCTTCAGAGAAAGAAAGCTTACGAGCATTGGGCAGGTCGATCGACGGATCATTGCTCAGCTGAGTTCCCGCAGGATCAGAGAATTTCTTGATCTTGATGTCGCGGATACCATAAGGTAGCGCTGTTTCTGCAATAGCCATTTTTCACCCTCTCTTAGGTTTACGATATCTTAATGTCTCGATTAACGAGCCATCTTCAGTGTTGAATCGATGTAAAACTACTTCATCTTTATTATGTTTACATAATTGCGATTTACACAAAATCTCAATCACATTATTCTCAACAATAATTCCGTGAAGTTTGTTCTTACATCTAAGATTAAGACTCGACTCCATCTTCTGGCTTCTCCGTCTTATCCTTAGCAGGGTCGACAATCTCAAAGTCATTATCGACATTTTCAAAGTAATTGAAGAGACGGGTGTCACCCTCAATTTCCTGGATACGACCGTTCAGGGCGTTATCAAAAATCACGCCGTCGTGCTTGATGTCGATGCCTGCAAAATCTTCGCTAGAGATAATGCGAACGTCTGCAGTACCAACGTACTTCACAGTTTTCTTCATATTAATCACCACCTATCTGTTTGATTCAATTTTAACTGTTTGGAATTAGAAATGATATTCTTTTAAGAGTACATTCGAAGACATCATCGAATAGGTCATCAGACAAGCCGTTAAAGAGGGCTAAAGGAAGTCGTACATTGTCTTTACCGACGTACTGCTCGACTTTCATAAACTCTTTAATGCAAAGATCAGACAATTTATCTATACGAACGTATGTAGGTTGAGGATCATATATCCACAACTCGAACGTCAACTTACCATGTTTGCCGAAGATTGGATCAACGTTTCCCCATTTAATGACAATGAATGGCGCAGTTCCCAAAGGATTCTTTAAGTTAAAAGAACTAAAGATCCTTTTCTCGGGAATGATACTTTTAACCGCTTTTGCCGTTATTTCGCGAACGGCTGCTCTAGGAATCAAAACAACCTCTGTGCAATCTGTCGGATAACTACAGGATAGAATTTATCAATGGTTGGCTCAATGATTGCGTTCTTTCCGCCGAAACGAACTTCAAGCCAGATACCATACTCCACAGTATGAAACAATGTGAGAGTGTGCGTATTGCCTTCTTTTCGTCGAGTTGCTGTTAAACCACGACGAGCATCACCTGTACGGTCTTTCCAGGGTGCATTAATCTTTGCATCATTCTGCATCAGCCTACGATGTTCTTCCATCACATTTGCAATTGTCTTATTTGCGTGTTGTGGGAAATTGCGAATCCTAGGGCGCAGAGTATCACGCGTAATCTTGAAATGACCTGGGGTTCTCACCATAGTAGTTTACCCTACCCTTTCTTTCATAGCCGTTGTAGTGAACAATAGATTCAACAATGTAGAATTCATTTGTTATTGGGTTTTCCCAGAAGTCATTTTCTTCCATTGTGCAATCCCAAGAACCAAGCAATATGAATTCATATTCGTGCATTCGCCCAACTAAACCACGTTTGTACTCGTAACCATCTCCCTGAGGAATGAGACGGAATTTCTGTACCGGGCGAGGTGAGAGATGCTTACGAATTGCACCACCATCAGTTTGTTCCTCAAACAATTGAGGAACTAAACTAATGTTCATTGGGTTAGCTTCAATAAACCTTTGTGTTTGCTTTCGCAAAATTCCCAATTCAACCGCTCGGGCAGGGGGTGTTTTCGGAGGCTTATTGAGGGGCGTAACTCCTGGTCTTGGAATATACATTATCGCCTCTCAATGTAATTAACTCGACCTGGGCGTTTTGTGGGTTTGGTGATATCCTCCCCTTGCCCAGACTTTGCGAGATCACGAAAATATTTCGCCATCGAAAGCAAATTCTTGTGAACATCAGACATTTTACGACTTGAGCCTGATTCGCTTATGTCTACGAGAGAAGCGGCCTCAGTCGCCTTAATATCTAACACATTTGCCGCAGTTAGGTTGATCGACCTATTATTTTTCAAATATAGGTCCCAAATCTGCGTGTCAGAAAGCTCTGTCGCGCCTGTAAGCAGACGCACGTGCGCGATTATATTAACATCCATGATAACTCTTTACTATGAAGTTTAGGAAACAAAATCAGGACGGGCTTTGTTCATATTTGCATTCTTAACTGCACCTTGAAGCACATCACCTTCGTCATACAAGTTTCCAGAAATGACGTTACCACCGAGCTTAGTAACTGGCGTAGCAGGTTCGCGGTGAATCTTAACCATCCAGTCACATTCGGATTCAGCAATAGTTTTACGGTACCGGTTACCTCGAACAATGTTGCCTGATGGATCATAAATAGCGACTGCCGCCCAGTCACTTCGTGGACGTCTAGAGGGCTCTAGACGCTTCTTATTCTCCAAGCCAACATTGCTAATTTGGTTCCCTTCAATGATTGTACCAATACCTGAACATGCGACACCATGATTGTAGGCTTCGCCGATGTAATTATTGGCCACAATACTATATTCACCAATTGAGATGCCGTTATCGTACGAAATCGGAAGAATGTTACCGATAACACTCGTTGCGTGACAAGGCCTAGTTGCACCAATCGGTTCGAAAGCAACTGTTGATTCTGTCATCGTAATGTTATTATTTGTGATGAGAGTCCGAATTGGCGCTTCAAGCGTATTCTTCAAATTGTGGTTAAGACCAATACCCATACCGCCAGAAACGTTGGTAATAATATTTTCGTTTAGAATAACATCTTCTGCACTATTCTGTACAAGAATACCGAACCCAGTTGCAGGAGATGTTTCTGTTTTAGGAACGATAAGTCCCGCGGCGTTAAGGCGATTCTGGCGAACACGAACTCGCTTTGTCTTCTTTGCGTCATAGCCTTGTACAACAAGAAGAGAAGCAGAGGCATTGCTTAGCGAACATTCAACGACTTCGCATTCTTCAACGTTCGACATTTGGATACCGTTGATGCTGCGAGAATCTTTTGTACACTTCATATCGAGACTGAAGTTGCGGAATGTCACTTTCCTAACTGCATCTCCACCACCAGCGAATATAACTGCAGGACCTGCGAACACAGCGGGATTGATGGTTAGAATTCCAGCCTGAAGACATCCAATTTCTTTACCACTAGCCTTACGTAGTGTTAAAGCTTTTGTTGTGTGACATTCTCCACGCAGACGTACAGCGTAAAAGCGTTCACTGTCTAGGGCCTGTTGCAGGGTCGCTGTAACATCACCAGGGCCTACATAAGCAACAGTCTGAATTACCTCAGTGACTGCTCTGTTCACCACGTCAGAAATGATGTTAGGATCGACAGGAGTCTTCTTTAAATCTTCAATTTCTTTTTTAGTAGCGAAATTGTCAGTGTTCACTGGAGCTACATATTTGACCTTACGAACAAACGCGAGCTGCTTATCAAGAATAACACCACGCGGAACAGAATCCCAAGGGTTATTGTTCTCGTTTTCACTGCCCTCAACACCACTGAAAGTATCATCAGTGATGTAAATCATTCCCACATTTGACTTCTCAGCTTTAGCAAGAACACTGTCGATGTTCTTTTCTGTAACGTTGTGTACTGTGTCCATGAAGCGAATTGGGCTTTCGCTCGCGTAGTGGGCAGGGTTTACAGGAGCCTCAGTGTCATTCACATACTTATCCACAGCTTTCTCAAAACGCATGAGAATGTCAGCAGCTTCAAGCAAATCAGCTTTGGTGTTGGTTCCCGGGTTAGCAACAACTAGGAAGCCTTTACCGAACCGCTTTTTAATCTCGGTGTAGAGATCTTTATAGAATGGGATTTTAGCTGCTTCTTCCGCCGACCATCCGTTGATCATTTCATCAAGGAACACACCCTCGACTTTGTACCAATCAACGTATTTCTGAATCTCAGCAAGAATTTCTTCTTTTGTTCGCGTTGCTTTAATTGTACGAACATAACCGACGTTGGGACGCCCAAATTCACGCCACTTATTTGTGAGATTCACAAACTCTTGAATCTTAGTATCGCCAGCGCCTGAGCGCGGGTTAATGATGACGAATCCAACTACATCAGCATTTGCGAAAAGTGTTTCCCATTTAGAGCCAGGCTGGTCTTGGTCAGCCCACCAATAGGTGACAGGCGTCCAGTACCGTTTAGTCGCATCGAACCAACGGAAAGGATTGTCTCCCTGTCCAAGCTTACTTAGTTTCTCATCAACAATTTCATTGGCTTTAGTCTCTGAAATACCTGGGTTGATGGTACGAAGTTTCTCATCAACAATTTCATTTACTTTTTCGGTGCTTACCGGAGACTTAGGCAGCTTATCAATTTCGCTAGTGATAAGTTCTTTAGCTTTAGTCTCTGAAATACCTGGGTTGATGGTACGAAGTTTCTCATCAACAATTTCATTGGCTTTAGTCTCTGAAATACCTGGGTTGATGGTACGAAGTTTCTCATCAACAATTTCATTTACTTTTTCGGTACTAGTGGGAAGAGCTTTTATCTTATTGTCAACAATTTTGTCGACATCTTCCTCAGTTATTGTACCGTTCGGCGCATCTAGAGGATGTACAGGCACAGCAATCTTGTACCTAATAGAATCGTCCAATACGATTGTGTACTCCCCTGGATCAGCATAGAACGAGAGATTACCAAGGGCATCGGTGAAGATTGGGTTTGGGGCAGGGTTGCCTTTTGCGTGATCGAGATAAAGATCTGCAAGTTGGTTTTCACTATTTAAAACTACAACTTGCACATTAATTGCAGGACCATCACTGAATCGAACGTCTTCAGGTCCCCAAAGTCCGGCATATTTATACGCCATTCTTATCTCCTTCGTAGAACTTTAGCTTTTCTCTAACAGAGTTTAGCTCCATTTGTAGTTTTACTATAAGAACTCTCGCAGATAGTAATTCACTCTGCGTCGTCGCTAGTTCCTTATACGTTTCATTGTACAGGCTTTGTAAGCCTTCCATTTCAACGACTGCGGCTCCTAATCGAGCTTCGTACATTTCTCGACTAATGTCGAATATTTTTCCATTGTCTTTTATGTCATCTAAAATCCTATCACTCTTTGCATGGCATATTGAACGAAATACACCACCGATGGCCTCGCGGTTATTCCACAAAACAGTAATAGTAGCGACGAAGATACTAACATATACAACAATGGGATGTTGCATAATAGAACTTGACACTAGAACCTCTTATTTATTTAGAATTCGTCCAATCTCAGCTAATTTAAATATCCGAGCATTAGACTTAGAAAACATATAGTGAAATATCGCAACTACAAGGATAAAGTTCACCGAATTTCTATAGCCGGGGAAGCCATCATAGAGCTCGTCAATGAACATACTTACACCTAAACCGATATACAGCACAAAAGCAATTGCATGCAAAATGCAGAGTGCGCCAGGTTTAGCCACAACGCAAAAGAGGCAGATAGATATACCCACAAACATAAAAAGAAATGCCCATAGATTAATGGAAAAAACCTTTTCTATGGGCAAATACTTAGCCATCTTGTCTAAGTAATAATCTATCCCTCTCAAAGTGGCGGATATTCCGAGAAATATTTGACAAAGAAATACTTCTTTTGGATGAAGAACCGCCACTTTATCAAGAGACGTCAATCGCATTGTTACTTAAGAACCGGAACGATTGACGGGTTATCTTTTTCTTCACCACTATCACGGCTAGCAATAGAAGTGAGAAGCGACAGGACACCAGTTGTAGCTGCCATAGAGAGTGTCTCTACCCAGTTAACATCTGCGATATGGTTGGATGCAAGCCACAGACCTGCAAGCGCAACAAGGAATGTCTTCATTGCACGCTGGAAAGAGTCAATCCAGAAGTTGTTAGTAAGAACTACCTGGCTACTTGCGACGTTAAGAACGAAAGTGCCAAGAGTAGTGATCCCGACAGCGCCAAGAATAGTGGCCCAATCCATCCCAAACAGACCAACGCCTGCGGCGAAAAATGGAAGAAGCGTCTGGGCAAAGGTTTTGATGGTCTTCTCAAAAACCATTCCCCAAAAGTCAGCCTGCATGAAATTGCCATTGGCCTCTTCTACTTCATAAGAATGCGCACCCATAACTTCTCCTAACTAAAGATGCTCAAAACTTTGTCTTTGAATACTTTGAAAGCGCTTTCGAGCTCTTGCTCTTTGCTAACTTCTGTATTATCAGACGTTTCGATTTTATCATTTTCGTCTTTATTTTCAGTACTCTCTGAAGTCTCTACCGCTTCTTCAACCTTCTCTTCTTTCGGAGCTTCAGGAGCTTCAACTAACTCCCGATTCTTCACCTTAAACTGCATAACCTTGTACGGCCATCCAACATCCGTGTTCCATTGAGAAACAAACATGCTGAACTCGTCAAGTGTAGCTCCAGGAACGATGGACGGGCCATAAAGCTGGGCGATATGGTTGTCATCTTCCATTCCCCATGAAGTACCATAGATGAGGTCATGAGTTTCAGCTGTGTACACATTAGCTGTTGGGTGATCAAGAATCTTAACAGCAATCTTATACAACGTTGCATCAAAGTAGACAAGCAACCACCTATCATTTACTCGACGCAAACACATTTCACCAACATTTGTACCACCAAAAATTGTGGTTAGCGGTTTACCCCAACCCCATTCACCATCAAATCCCCATACTTCAATTTCACCAGGATTCTCAATTTTGAATCGGAACAAGTGAATTGGGTTGTTGCGGTCGAACTTGGTTGTGAATACGTAAATGAATTCATCTTCGGGATCATACTCCATTGTCCAAAGCTGACCCATGCTCTGCAAGAAGTCACCAGGATAGGTATGAATAAGTTCCCACGAGATTCCGTAGTTCTCAGTTTTGTAAAGCTCAACTGCTTCGACGTTTCCGAGACCGCGGTTTACCATGACGTGCATATAAGTAACGTCACCAATCGTCAGAACATCTCCAGGAAGCTTTGTTAACCCGTCCACGTGTTCGTACGGTAGTAATTGATTAACACGTTCTGGATCACTTCCAGCAGCCCTAGACCATACAACCTGACCATTGTCTGTACTACCAATAAGACCAATAGGCGATAGCCATTCTCCAGAGCCTACCCCCTGCCCACGGAATGAATCACCAAAGACGGATAGGATCATACGATTACCCATCTTTGTCATAACGCCTAAGTCTGTAGATACAATGTCATACTTACCTGTATAATCGGGTCCCGTAACATCTTGCATCTTCGTGACGATGTACTTTGATTCTTCCACTTTAGCCTCCTCGTGCGGAGCTAAATCTTCACCAGTGAAGATTGCTTTGAGTTCATTATAAGAACCTTTAAATGCATTGACGTCAACACCTTGAAGGTATCCTGCGACAACACCATGCTCACCATACTGCAAGAACTTCGTCTCGTGCGGAGCCATGTAAGTCCAGCCAGCCGAATCATCGCCAGGATAAATGCTACGGTAGTTTCCTGTTGGATTCTTTCCGTAGTAGCTCAACCAGAGATGTTGGGCAGGGAGTGGATTGACGTCCCATCCAGGGATACGAGACCAATACCATTTACCTGTGTAAATGATCGGAACTCGGTAACCCTTACGTTCAATTGCCTCTCGCAATTCATTGAAGAACTCGAATTTGTATCCCGAGTTTTCTTCAATGTCGAGTGCAATTGGAATTCGAGTATCATTTACATGTTCAGCGATTGTGCTAGCTTGGTCCTCAATGGAGCTTCCAGTTGCCCATACGTAGTGATACGCACAGACCAAAAGTCCAGCTTCCCTAGCGTCCTGTAGATGGCTGTGGAATACAGGATCTTTCCAAGTACCTTCGGTAGCTTTGATGAAGACATATTCCATTCCCTCTGCTTTAGCACGTTTCAGAGAGATTGGGTTTTGGTGATTAGAAACGTCGAGACCAAAGATAGTTCGCACTTGATCATTCGGCTCATTTGCAATTACTTTGTATGTCGCAGTATATGCATCAACGGGCTTGCCATCGAGTGGATCAATAGCACCATTATCAGCAAGATACTTCAGAGGATTCATATCCCGACCACCAAAACGGCCTGGGCGTCCGAATACTTCGAAATGCAAATGAGGACCGCTTGAACCGCCCTCACTACCAACAAGAGCGATCATATCTCCAGCTTTAACTCGCTGCCCATATTCGACAGTGAACGAATGCGGAGGCATATGTCCGTAAACAGTGTCAACACCAAGTGTATCTTGGTGATCAATTACAATCCAAGAACCGTATCCTTGAGGATCATCATTCTTACCAACGTGACAAACCCAACCATCTGCCATTGCATAAATTGGCGTGTCAAAGTTTGCTTCGAAATCGATTCCTCGATGTCCTGGGCGTTCAGGAGTTCGATATCCTGAACCTGGCCTATATTCCCCTACATGAAGGGGCATAACTATTTTTCCCATATATACATAATAAAACAGCCTAGGTAAAACCTAGACTGTCTTATTATTTACCGATTACTTAGCTTCAGCTTCGGGTTCAGCTTCAGCCTCGGCTTTTGCTTCAGCTTTAGCTTTAGCCTTAGCGATCTTAGCTGCGGTGGCAGCATAATCGCGAGCAATCTGCAGCTCTTCGGATCGGCCGTTAACCTCAAGCCATTCAATGTCTTCAGGCGTCGGCTTCTTCAAATCAACTTGACGGCTCATTAGGAGTACACCTCCGGTGGGGTATAAGCGCCAGTAGCGGCAATTTTCATTGCGATACCGTTACCGCGGTGGCGAACACCGGTACCAAAACCGTGTATATAATTTGAATTAATAAGGGGATAATCTGCACTTCGATCACCTGCCATTAGTTTGAGGCCACGGAGCTCAGTGTTCTGATGCTCACGAAGACCAATCGGATTGTCAATTGCGGAAGCACCACCTGTCACGAACGCGAACAGGTAGCCTGCAGGAATGTAATCCTCTTCGATGATGATTGCACCGCCGTAAGAACCTGCAACAGGAAGACCTGCGAACTCGTTCGGAGGCTGTGTACCGAGAAGACCTGCGGGAGTTGTGAGCAACTGCGCAGGGGCGCTAGGACCAGGAATGAAGTCATAAAGCGCGGTGGAGTTATTTGCATTCACAACGTTTGCACGGAAACGGCGAATTGCATTCACTTCACGAGAGTTCGCGAGAATCACAGTCTGAGTGCCAGTGTTAGATCCAAGACCAAGTTTCTTGAAGCGATCGATGATATCTTCGATGTCACCAGAGTCAATGGTGTCCGCACCAGACACGAGATAGTGGGTGTAGGTACCATCGAACTTGTTCGGACCAACCGGCGGAGGAACAGTACCGTCACCGTTATACATTGCGTAAACAGTGTAGTTACGGTTCTTGATGCTTGCTTCGCGGTTCTTGTTGTTGAAGGCAGTCTTCATAACCTCGTTGAAGAGTTTACGGTTGTCTGCTTCAAGAACAGATGCGTGTACAGCTTCTACCTGGGCCGCAGAAGCCTCGGAGAGGTACTGCCAAGTAAATCGAGTAGCCACATCGTACCAGTCGAACGAGAAGCCCATCTGGAATACGTTAGCACCGGCACGGATTGACTTCGGAACACCAAACTCGGAGGCGAGCTCGAAGTCGTCAGTGTTAGCTTGGACAACGTCCTCAATCGGGTTGTGGACAGGGTACGTGAGCAGGTCAACAATCTTGTTGCGACGCTCGTTGTGGATATTGATAACGCTCTGGAACTCATTCCAGATTTCGTTTAGATCTCGGCCGTCCGCTGTTTTAGTTAGGACGTCACCAAGAGTAGAATAACCTTTAGCCATTTTTACTCCCTATTACTTCTGTCCTACGCGGACAACGAAACGTTCTTTTTCGATGGTGAAACCAAGCGGGGTACCCGTCTTAGTAGCATTGATGGAACCATCGTCGAAACCGTAAAGGCGAGTACCGGCAGTTACGCCAGTCATCTCAACGATCTCACCATGGGTCATGACATCGATGATATCGCCGATGTTCTTTGGACTGTGGCCAATGACAACACCAAGCATGTTTGCATTGCCATTACCCTTAACAATCTGGCCATTGGCATTTACACCAACTGCAATCGGCTTCCCAACATCTGCCTTTTCAATTTTGAAAGAAAGAGGACCACGGAAGCCGCCAGAATACGGATCATATTTATCAAAATGAGCCATCATTATCTCCTAGCGTCGAAGTGAAGGATACTTCTTCTCAAGTGCAGCGCGGGCTGCGTTTTCTACTTTAACACCTTGTGTCTTCGGAGCAGTAGTGCCTGTTTTCTTTACTTCTTCTGTCTTTACAAGATACGGGTCGCTTTTCGCAAGAGCTGCAATAGCGTCATCCATACCTTTGACAGTTCCATCTTCATTGATTGAAATTGCACTTCGATCCAAAAGCCGCAAAGCGGTTGCAGGATTATGGAATCGGACGTTAGTATTCATCAAGAAGGCATTCTCAATTGCACGCTGCGTTACGGCTTCTTGTAGAGAATTAACCTGTGCAAGAGCTTCATCTCGCTCAAGTTTAATTCGCTCATTTTCATCAAGTTTTTCGCGATCGATTTCTTTGAGTTTGTTTTCAGCAGAAACTCGAGCGCGATCAGCGGCACTTAAACGCTTCTGAAGTTCAGCGATCTGAGTAGCGTAATCATCGTCAGCATGATTAGTTTTCGCAGAGTCATTCTGCTCTTCATTTACTTCCACGTTCTCAGAATCATTTACCTGATTCTCGACGTTTTCTAGATTACTATCATCCATTTTCTTAACCCTTCTGTACGACCCGCGCAATTTGAGCGGAGCTTACATTTTGATTATATTATCGAAGTTTCTTGTATGCAATTTCCTTTAGACCTTCTAGTTCTTTAGTTGACTCCTCAATCTCATCTGTCGCTCTTTCTCTAAATCCTGCAAATGACGGTCCACCTTTATAAACAGGCTCAATCCAACAAAGACAGTTAGGATGAGGCTTATTAGGTACAGTGATCGGCGTATAAAACGGTTCTTTCGCATATCTATCACAAATGTCAACTTTCGGGTGGGCAGGGGACAACTTCCATTTAAACCCGATGATATTCGGATCAGTAAAGCCGGCATAAATCGTTGCTCTGTGATACGCATTTCCCATTTCAGTTCGAGCCAGGCGGAGAGAAGCGTACCTCACACCACCTTTTACGTCAGGATTTACAAAGACTTCAATTTCTTTTGCGAGAGTTTCAACATCTTTATTTTTGAGAAGAGCGAGGTTAATTTTCCTATTCAACATATCTTGAGTTAGGTCTCGGGTGCCCCAAACCGTCTCGCTAAATGTCTTCGTGGTTGGGCTCTTGACACGTTGAATTACGACGTCAATATTGTTTAACGTGTCTTCAACTACAGCACGTCTACGAAGCTCTAGGGCTGCTTTATCTCCGCTATTTCGTATCCGTTTGGACGTGTAATCGTATGACATGTCGATCCCGCGAATCGCAGACTCGACAACCCCCTGCCCTACTTTATCCCCAACTTCTTCATAATACTTTTTAAGCTGTTCATTGATGCTTCGTTGCGTTCGTAGAAGATCACGCTTTGCTTCAAGCGCTTTCACTTTCTTTGATGAAGCGTATTGGCGCATCTCTTTTTGAGTTTCTTTATAGAGGTCATGAAGAACATCAATGACCTCTAACTCAACCTGACGTTCAGCGAGAAGAAACTTCCTTTGGGCAGGGGTGATTTTAGACATTCTCGTCACCAATTAATAGCGAGTCAACGTTCTGCCTAAATGAATCACCTGAAGATTCTGCTTCAGAGAGCTGTGCTTTTTCTTGAAGAATGCGTTGCTTAATCGCACTGTCAAACACGTAACCGTACTCAGTTAGTTTCTCGCGGAATAGATCTGTGTCAATAACGCCTGCTTCGAGAAGAAGCTTCAACTCGTTGATGGATTCTTCACGTGAGATCGGAAGAGGGTTACCAATAACACTGTAAGCACGGCATTCACTCGACGTTCCCTCATACTGAGGAAGCCACATTGTACAAAGATCATACAGGAAGTGATCAAGAACTCCGATGAATGCGATCTCTTTCTCAGCACACTTTGAGAGAATGGGATGCATACGTAATGCAATTGAGGTGCCTGACTCAACTGCACGTGTACGGGAACTACCGATAGCGACTTCCGGCACACCAGCGGCTTCGAGAACTTCTTGCTTGATCTTATTGATGTACTCAATTCCTGCAAGATCTTTACCAATACCATTCACTCGCTTGAAGTCAGTGTCAGGCTCAATCTCAACGACACCACCAGGACCAAGTCGCCAAGGAATAGGATCGCCTGTCACTGGATCAACAGGAGAACCTGACGTCGTGACATAAAGACCGGCACCATCAAGTGAGAGCGACAATTCCATATCACTCGCGACCTGATTAATCGCCATGAACACCGACTCAAACCCAGCCATTTCACTAACACCAAAGTCATTCTCGATTTCAGGGTTATTCTTAATGTGATAAACAGGAATAGTCGTGATCTCTTTTGGAAGATAGAAACCTTGATGTAATTCTTCTTGACCATCTCGCATTTGAGCGGGAGGACTTACTTCTTTAATTTCCTGGCTGCTTCCCCAACGATCATCCCAACCATTCATCTCAAAGTATTTCACTTGAGTGAAGATACCCTCTTCTTCTTTGCGATAAGTATGTCGCCGAAGAATTGTGGTACCGTCATCTGCTTTCATTTGCGTAAGCAAGTGACAGCCGACAATTCGCGAGGTATCGTTCATGTCAGTGATTGGGAAGTATGTTGAAGGATCAACACCGTAAATAGAAATGCGAGTACCTTCAGGCTTCGTGTCATCCGCGACAATGTGAAGAAGACCGTCACCGCGAATGAGTGACCATCGCTTAGTTGCTTGAAGCGTCGAATAGAAATCCTCGCGAGTGAACAAAGCGTTTAGCTGCGAACGCAATTCATTGTTTGTTGATTCGTTACCGAAGTTCTCATCAATGCCGAACGACCACTGCACTGCATAAAAGCGGTTAATAGCTTCCACGAGGGTCTTAGCGGTCGGTAAAGTGACAGGCCGATTGTTCGTACCGCGCATCACCAAACTGAATGTGTTAGGGACATTACGGTAAATCTTTTCGTAAACCTCGTACGCGTTAATACGTTCTTGGTCTTGAGGTGTTACCCATGTTGGTAGATTAGCCGTGAAAGGCTTTGCACTCGTGTAAGGTGTGAACTTTTCATATAGATTCTGAAAGATTTTCATTAGTTAAACTCCGCCATCGTCGTGCGTGAAGCTCGAATGCCGATTGTCCTCCGTTTAAAGTGACCTGCAAAGAAACGGCCTAACGCTTCAGGTGTGTGGTCATCTTTCTTCATTGGAAGTTCAGGTGAATTTAAATCGACATTGTCTTTCTTGTCCGGGTATCGATAATCATTGAACTCTCTAATAACATTAACACATTTCCTATTAATGAGCAATTTAGGTTTGCGATCAACATGCCCTTCAAGTAAATGCTTGTTTTGAATTTCCAAATGTTTGCGAATTGCTTCAAGACGCCATTTGAGTTCACCGCCTGTTCCGCCTCGTGAACGGACACGCAACTCATTCTCAATTACTCGTGTGTCTCCTGGCGAGGCAGGGTCAGGATAAAAAGCCAAAAGCGAAGATGGGCAAAGGTTGCGTCGTTTAACTTCTTGCGCAAATTCAAGCGGTGATAATCCTCGTTCATAAACCTCATCAAGAACATGCACATCACCAAATGGTGAAACCTGAATAAGAAGCCACACACTTGGGTTTGTGAAACCGTAGTCAACACCTGCATATGTTTCCCAGTCAGGATTGAAGTCGAGATTCTTTACGTGAACCTCTTCATCAAAATCCTGGAACACTCGACCCACATATTCCGTGAAGTCAGCCGCGATTTCCTGCTTAAACATTGGTGGTGTCAAATCTCGCATCAATTGGCCGATTTCTAAATCAACACCAAGCCGTTCAACGTCTGCATCAGTGAATCCCGTGAGATTGTTTTGCTGCATCTCAAATAGCTGCTTTATGGCTTCATCTGAGCCTCCTTTACGATACACGTGAGGGTTCATCCACGCAGGACGTCGCCAGCTTGCCCATTGAGTTTGTAGTGGGTCTTGGCCTTGCCGCCATACGTTATAGAACCAGTTCTTACCTTCAGGCGTAGATGTAAGCTGAGCCCACCCATTAAAGTCATTGAGAGTTGGGCGGATAAACTTTGTCCAAACGCGTTCTTTTAGTTTCGCAGCTTCAGCGAGAATCACACCATGCAAACCTTCACCAACCAATGTCTCTGGGTGTTTAGCAGATTTCGCGTGAACTTGGAAAACACCATCCCACAAAGAGATATGCATAAACCCAGAGAGAGGTTTATTGTGAGTTCCGTTTTTATCAAATGGAACTTGAAGACGGACGAGATCATTCCACAAAACACGGAATTCTTTTTCAGCATCGGAATACTCAGGACCCACAATCCAATATTCCATTCTCTTACCGCGTTCTTGCATCTCTTTGCGTTTGGTGTATGCAAGAATTGCTTGGCACGTTAAGTCGTGACCACCTAATGCGCTCTTGCCAAATCGTCGACCTGCTGCGACAACTTTGAAGCGAGAACTATCTGCGAGAATATCAATTTGACCTGCGTGAGGCGTGAACCCTACTTTGCGAAAGATATCTGATTGCTTTATCGTGTTTTGCTTTGTCATTGAGTTACATTTCTATTTGTGTTTAAAAAGAAAAAGAAGCGCGAATTGCGCCTCTTTAACTTGAATTGATTTGCATTTAGAAACTAAACGCGTTTGCCTTTAGGCGCGTACTTACCAACCTGAGTTTGAGAAGTAATCTCGCGCTCGCTCTTATAAGAAGCACGAAGTTCTTGATAAATCTCTTTATCCATCGCGCTCACATAACCGCCTTCAAGACGAAGCGCACGGCCAGGTTTACCGAGTACCTGCTTATTCTTCAATGGCTTGGGGCCACTCATTTGCAACACCTTCTTCTATTTGCTCATTATCTTCAAGAACTTCTGCTTCGAGAATATCTCGTTCAAGAGTAGCACCTTGAAGCAATTCTTCATACGGCTTAATCTCCGCCGTCATTTCAATTTTATCTGGAATTTTACCGCTTGACCGCTCAATGATATATGTCAGCGCTTTAAGGCGAGTGGGCGCTTCTATTTCTGCATTCATTCCGATCTTAATGAGTTCCTCTTGGGCAAGGAGTAGGTTGTTTGTCCATTTTTCTTGGGCTCGTTTAACTGACTCCCTTTGCATCGCCTCAACAAACTGCCTGGGAACCCAAGGCGGACGTTTACCCGTGAATGTGCCTTTCTTCGACATCATTTCACCACGAATTAATTCTTCATCAGTAATGTCGTCAGGAGTTAACCGTCCGTCAATGAGCATTGCCCAACGAGAATCTGCATCAATTCTTTTGCCTTTAACGAAAATGTATTTCGCCAATTCTTTCACATCCAACTTCGTTTTGTAATGCGTGGGATTTGGTTGCGTTGCTCTTAATGCGATCGCTCGCCTCGAGCCTGGAACAATTCTCTCGTGACTGCGTCGGTAATGACGTGCGAGGTAGGTCTCGGGATCATCTGTGAACTCCTGCGGCTTACCAGACATTACGGATAATCTTTCGTGACAAAATATACATCAAGCAATCTTGAAAGCTTCTAAAGGCCCTGAATCAAATCTAGGCCAACGTCAACACTTCAATGAGAATTGTTCCAAAAGTAACTACCATGAACATGTTAACAAAGAATATCAAAGTACTTTTGGCATGCAAACCACCAAAGCACGCAAGGAGAAAAGCAATTGTCAAAAGAAAAATGCTGAGATTTGAATTATCTTGAAGAAAGACGTCCATAAAGAAATTCCTTAAGAATAAAGCTTGAAAGTTGAATGGTGCTCGTGTAACGCGTATACGCGTAGGGGTTATAGCTACAAAACAACTTTGAGAAAACGGTTGGTTGGAAAGTTTAAAAAAAGGCTATTTACGATTGGTTTTGTTACTTTCCAACAAATTTAAATTTATCATCCCCCGTGTACTTTGTAAATAGCCAATCAAAGTTTCGTGCTCAAGTTGTCATTGTGAATCGCATTAAACCGAGCATTATCCGAGAGAGGGTGCTGCTGGGCGATGACGGGCAAGGAGGGGGTCTTTGTAGACGGGCGAGACTCAAACTCCGAGACACGGGCAAAGGGGGAACGCGTGGTGTTTTCCATGGTTTTAATTCTCGAGCGGGCGAGAGAAGCGAGGGGAGTTTTACACTTTTACATTTTACACTTTTACACTTAACGCGTTTATATAAACTCTTCTCGTATACGCAGGGGTCATAACGAACGCGGGGCATAACCCGAGCGTCATAACGCGAGCGTGATCACGCGAGTACATAACCCGCGCGACGCGTAACGTACCCGTCATAACCCGTACGTACGTAACGCGTATAGGGGTCAACGCGAGTGCGGGTATACCCAGGCGAGTAATGCAACGCGGGTAATGACGCACAGGTCACAGAGTACGGGTCACTAGGCGGGTTATCACCAACACGCGAGATAACGTGGGGAAACTTCTAGAAAAAAGTTTAATTTTACATTTCTGGTGTAAAACAGTAAAATGTAAAATGTAAAATGTAAAGCGCGCGAGCGAGAAAGAGAAAAGAGGTTGAGCGAGCCGGTGCGGAAGTATGTAAGGAATTTTGGAGACGTAGAGCAGCTCAAAGAGGGCGAACCGCTGAGAAATGTTGTTTTGGGGTTAGGCGAAGACGCAAGGGTAACGCGTACGGGGGTTAATGTCTACGCGCGACATGACACGAGAACCATACCCCTGCCCAAAAGCGGAGTAGTTAAATGCTCAGTTGCAGTCGACGGTACATCAAAGTATGCTACCCTGGATAGTCCAGTAGTGCATCTGAGCACGGGAATGCTATACCGCTGTACGAACGGGCTCTACACCATCACCAGCACGTATCAGCATCCCGAGGCGAGCTGGGTACGGATTGTGCTAAGCGGGGATAATCTTGAAATGCCTGGAAAGAAAATAAGAAAAACAATTTTCTTAAATGAAGACGAGATGTTTTCTCTCGAAAGCAGCATTGATCCTTCAACCCTACCCATTGAAAGTGCCGGGCCATATTGGGATAATGATGAGGGCGGGGAAGTATATTTCGCAGTTAACCCAGTAGGATTTGGCCGCTTTAGAAATGATGTAGGAGAAAACCTAATTGCTAAAAGAGGAGATTTTACTTCTGGGCGTTTTGACTTCACGGGAGAATTTACAACAGAACGGCATCCCAGTGACGTCTTCACTGCGAAAAGGTTTACAAAGCCGAGCCGCTTGTAATAAAATCAAATTAGGTTATTTACGGAAATGAGGAATAAAATATGAAGTATTGTTTAAAAGATTCTTATGGACGAAGTATCGAATTTGAAGGAGAATTGCTTGCGGAAGCGAGCAGCGAGAAGCCTCACAAGCTACGTTGGACCGAGATTCGAGTCTACAAAGTAGAAGGCAGAAACTTCATTCTTGAAACCGTCGGATGCTCAGTTGCATACACAAATGTGAAGCGAACAAAATCACATTACATGCATAAAATTGTGAATGTAAATGAAATTCCAGAGGGATATGAAAAAGACTTTTCATATAAGCCGGATGGGACAAATAAAGTAGCCCTCGAGCTTGACAAATACACAGTTTTGCAGTATTCAGATTTGCAATCACTTGCGTACCACGGGCTTAAAATCAATAAGTACCAGAGTGGTCTAGCATTTGAAATTATTAAGCAATTGTCGACCAAATACGACATTGAAGACGTGATTAGTATGGATGTGAAACTGTGATCAAATATTGGAGCCCGTCTGACTACGTCCCTGAGTTTCCAACCGAGGATCATTACAAATATGTATTTGAAGTAGTGCGCCCTCTCTACCCGGCAGGGTCAAAGAAACCACGTAATCCATATGATTTCCTATATCGTTATTGGATCAATTCCCTGATGCGCTTGGGGAATGACGAGAAGATACCTGGAAGCCAACGGGAGATCTTCATCACCGCATATGAAATGCTAAACAACAGGGATAGGAAAAACCCGCTTGCATTGAATAGGCGGAATGTGCAACACGTCGATGCAACATTCGCGAGATTGGTGGAGTTAACTTCATAATGAGCCTTATCATTGTAGAAGGAGTTGATTGCTCTGGAAAGTCAACATTAGTTGAGACACTCAATTCGACTAAGACTCTCAATTCAGGCCCATTACTCCAAAGCCCAGTTTATGAATATGAGTATCGCTTATTGAATGAATATGACATAAGTGATCCTAATCAAATTCTTATTTGTGATAGATGGCATTTAGGAGAATTGGTTTATGGACCTTATCTCCGAAAGAAAAGCAAAATAAATTCTGCTATCTTCACTCACATTGAATTGTTCTTAGAGTCACAGGGAGCATTAAAGATTTTGATGACTCCTGGGATCAAAGAGATTTCTAAACGAATTTTGAAGCGGAACGAGTATCTGATCGAACATCCTGTGATACCTTTTATCAATGCATGGTATGAGGATTTCGACGATAAAAACGACTCTTGGTTCAACATCAGTGAAACACGAATCACAGAAAGTTTAGTTGAAGATATTAATCTCGCTTCGTATGTTAAAAGCGAAGATGCATTCTTCTTAAAAGAATATCAAAAAGAGTATCTTGGTGGTCCCGATATTGATGTTCTTGTCGTGTTCGAGGATTACCGCTTAAACACGCCAATTCCATTTGTACCCACAAATGACAGCCTCGCAACACGAACACTCGGGCGCCTAGGTGAAGAAAATGTTCCACTGCGATACGGTTTTGTTTCAACAACAATTGGTGAACGCATTGATGGTTTGATTCAGAAACTATCTCACAGGAAAAACATTGGAGTTATTTCGGTAGGGAAAACTTCATATAATCTTGTGAACAACAATTACACAGGGATGCATGAGTACTTCCCAGTGTTTTCGAATGAGAAATTATTAGTTAGGAAAATAAATGGCTACATTAATCAAAGCTGATACTGCTGCTGAAGCAATCGTTGAAGCATATCACGCAATTAAATTTCATGGTGAAGAAGTTACCGTCCGTGGAATGAAAACAAAAGAATTAGAAGATGTTACATTTTCGTTCTCTTCTCCTCATTTCTGTTGGACAAACGGTTTACGTAAAAGCATGAAACACGTGATCGGTGTAGCTGAAGGAATGCAGCTCATTGGAGCTTTCAGTGATCCTGTGCGTATGTGCGAAATCGCACCGAACATGAAAGCGTTCCTCGACGGAGGGATCTTCAAAGGTGCATACGGCATCCGGGCAGGGGCTCAAATAGACAAAATCGTCGAACTTCTAAAAAATGATTCAGAGACACGACAGGCTGTGATTACTCTACGAGATCCTTACCGTGATCTCTTCGAGAAGTCGAAAGACGTTCCTTGCACGATCGCAATGAGCTTCAGGATCCGTGATGGGAAGTTGAACATGACGACACACATGCGAAGCAACGACCTCGTGTGGGGCTTCCCGTATGATGTCATCCAATTTTGCTTGCTTCAAATGACTATTGCGAACGAGCTTGGTATCAAGAGTGGTACATACACACACCATGCTGACTCGCTCCATATATACGAGCGTCATGCGAAGATGATGCAGGAGTGTGTTTCCAAGTTCAACATCGAGACTCCGCAGCCCATGATTTTGGGGCTCTCGTCTCGCGCATTTGCAGCTGATATATTCTACTCTGATGATACTCACATTGACAAGATGACCATGTTCGAAAAATTCCTGTTTAACGAGGTACGGGCTGTTTTCTCACAGTCTCAGAGCCCGTCTGAGCACTTGAACACGGCAGCCTAATATATTTGTACGGCTGAAAGCGTCTGGTCTTTCTCGGAAAGATTGTCCTTAGTGATAATCATTTTCGGTGAAGGCTAGGCGCTTGTTTTACCCCTGCCCATGGGCCCAAAAATTATCCCTTACGTCGGCATTTTACAAATCTCAGAGAACTTGTTAAAGTATTCATTGTAAGCCGCAAGGAGCGGATACACCAAAACAATATTGAAAGGACTCAAAATGTTTGAGCTCGTAAACCAGATTTTCTCCATGATCTTCAACCACGACTACATCGGCCTCAACGTCCCGGGCCTTGGCGAACTGGGCGAGGACCATGGCCTCGTTGATTTCTTCCTCCGCCTTGGTGGCAGGTAAGTAAAACTATAGGTCTAGCTCCCTCTCTGGGAGCTAGATCTTTTTTATGTATATGTGGGTATATTCTATCACGAGAACGCAGCCAGGCCTAGACAAGGCCTGAGCTCACTAAGATTTTTACTTGCGTTTAGTGCATAAAATCTCACAAAAGCCGGGCCCAAAAACTATCCCTGATGTCGGCGTTTTACAAATCTCAGAGAACCTGTTAAATTAATCATTGTAAGCCGCAAGGTACAGCACCAGGAACAGGAAAAGAAAATGCAGGAAAACCTCCGCCACTCAATCGCAAAACAGCTCACAGACGTTTCGGACAAGATCTCATCGGTACTCTTCAACAACTACAGTGACAGCAAGGGTCTCGAATCATTCATCGTGATCGCCCAAAACTCACGCGAAGTCCTCGATATCTACCAAGGCCCAGGCGAGATGATTTGCGTTGAGAAGTACGCAAACCTCGTGTCACTGACTCGCAATGAACCGATCAGCTCCACGTTGGTGTTCTCTGACAACGTACACAAAGTAGTTCAGGACATGCTGTGAAAATCGATGTAAGTGAATTGGAAAATGTGTCTGCTTGGTTGTATGATGCAATCATCACTAAAGACAATAAAAAGATTTTCGAAGCTGTAGAAAAACTTAAAACATTTGTCGATCAATGCGCAGGAGATAATCGACGATTTATCTTGTGGGATTTGATTCATCAAACTCAAGATAAGAGTGGTCTTCAAATTCGTTTTCAAACTAAGAATAACAATTACGCTATTCTTACATTTGAAATCAATGCAAGTAAATACGATGTATATAGCATTATCTCGAATGTGAAAGTAGATAATGACGAGTTTGATGGTGATATTGGGAAACTATATCAAGACATCAATTCTTATTTCTCACTTGCATCAATAATAACTACAACTCTTCTTCTCGTAGAAAGTGTTTGAGATGGAATACTTGTGTAATAATATTTATGACACTTTCACTTATCCAGGATCGAGCGGTTTGGACATTAACATACAGATAGGAGAAATGTTTAACTACATAAAGGATAAACTTAACATTGATGAATTGTACTACCGCACTGATATTGAAGTAAAAAACAATATTAGTTATAACGCGGAAGTAACTGTTGAAACGAAGAATAAGACTATTCTTCAAATTACATTTGAACAAGGAATTGGAGGAACACTTAAAGTAGACGGATACATTCATCACGGAATTGACGGATCAAATTTCACACACTATATAAATTCTCCCATTGAAGTTGGATATTGCATTTACGCAATTATGTTCGCTATTGAGGAATTGTAATGAGCACTAAGAAAGTAATTGAGATTGCCAAAGAACTGTATGATTCTTGTATAAGCGGTTCGTCACAAAATGTAGAAGTTGCGATTTATAAGCTACAAGAATATGTCATTGGGCAGGAGAAAGATGTTGATCTTGCATTTATGACTACATTTCAATACCCTTTCGGGTCACTCGTCAACGCAAGCGTATTAATTCCAACACGCGTATGCTCTACATATGAGTTTGATATAAATGTAGTTCAAGTAAATCCGAAGAGGACAATCAGCATATTTGTAGATATCAAAAAAGCAGCAAGTAACAATGCAAATGATTTTTATAATTTTGTGGTAAGAAAACCAAGTGATTTTGAATGTGTAGTTATACTGCTTAAGCACTTGTATGAAAAAGAAAATCTCGAAATCAACTAAGAAAAGGAAGAGGAAGTAAAATGAGTAACATTCAGATCGACGCAAAAGAAATTTGGGATTGTGCTAAGGTTATCAATCAAATCGAGACTCCAATGAATAGTGCAAATAAAATCAGCGATGCTGTTATTGGTATCATAGTTAAGCATTTCCCAAATCTTAATTTAAAATACTACAAGCGAGATAAGACAAACGCAGGAGGCAAATACATAGAAGAACCTGACCGCTATTCATTGTTCTTTGAAGTATTCACTCATGAAGAGAAAGAACTAATCCTTAAAGATAATTGTCTTTACGGTCCTAATTATGAAATTAAATCATATGACATCAATAATTCTTATGAATTCTCGATTGAGCATATGACTAGGACTCGTATTAATGAAGAATCTAATGCGGAAGAAATTCTCCACTTTGGATGGTTGAACTCGCATGAGCTAGAAGATGGTGAAATCGATTATGAGGACACTTACTTCTCGCAAACTTCAGGATCAGTAGCTTCCGTCGTTGGATTCCTTACGCAATTAATTGTTGGAATCAGCTTGTGGGAAGAAAAGCAAAATAGGAAAGTTGAAGAAAATGGAATTTAAAGTAGAAAATCGTGATATCACTGAAGCATACACAACAATTAAGAAAGCTTCACGAGAACTAAAGCCTGAGCTACTTCTTAAAGCAATCGAGGATTTAGTCTATAATACTTTCGGTGATGAGCATTACGTTTCGCTAAAGAAAGTAAAAGAATACAATGGTGAAGATGATACGTGTTTTCATTCTAAAAAGATAGGATGCGACATTAATGTGTACAGATCCGATGATGATGGTGAAGACTGTGTACCGTACAACATAAGCATTGACTCAGTGCGCATAAGTAATGATGATAATAACTTAGCTTACCTAATTTCTATTGGAGGTATTTATCAGACTTTGCCAGGATCAGCCTGGGCGCTCGCATCGACGCACGAGCACGGGATACGAAGTATGATCCTTTATGTAATGTTCTGTCTCAACAAGTTTTTCAATCACAAGTAGGATACATGAGATGAAATTTTTGTTTGAATGGGAAGAGACCGCTTACTACTCCGCGGAAATTGAAGCTGAGAGTGAGGTTGAAGCACGAGAGAAGTTTGATAGCGGCGAATATACAGCCGAGCTTGGTGAAAGCATTATGGAGGACGAGAGCACATTCACAGTGACAGAGCTTAAAGAGTAGCTTACTAGGAAAGTGCGCGAAATGTGCACTTTTACTCCCTGCCCATGGGCCCAAAAACTATCCCTGAAGTCGGCATTTTACATTTCTCTGAGAACTTGTTAAAGTATTCATTGTAAGCCGCAAGGTACTACCGCAGGAAAAGGAAAAGAAAATGAAAAAGAGCCCGCTGTTTCAATCGATGATGGACTTGATCACGAACCGCCCCGAGCTGGGACTCAAAGTTCAATTCGAAATCAACGAAGAGAACTCGGATAAATACACTGCAGCTATCGCTGAATTCGGTGATCACGGGCAGGCACTGCGAATCGACAAGTTTGGAAAAATCTCGCTCCACGAAAACGTAGATAAAGCTTTCGCTCGCAAAATCATTGGAGACGTAATCGTTTCGCGCGGAAGCATTGAATCTTGGGAGAACATTGACGACTTAATCTCGCTACATTTCGAAGCTATCGCATAACACTCAGAGAAAGGATATGGAATGATTAACACTATAGACCAATCAAAACGTATTGAGGAAGCAAAGAAGAAGCTTAAGAAGAGTATAAAGCAATACCAAGACGTGATTCAAGTTGCCACTTTTCTTACGAATAACAATAAAGAGTTTATCTCGTACATGAATCACAACTTGGAAAATTTTGAAGAAGCAATTGCAATTCTTGAAGGGAATGAATTTTAAAATGAAGAAGTTTCGTATTACATATGAAGAGATAATCGAAAAAGAAGCAGTCATTGTAATTAATGATGACAATGTTGAGATTAATTCTAATGATGATCTCATGGACTACATGCGAAAAGAAACATTTTATAATATGGAGTTTCTTGAGGAAGAAGAAGTAAGTGGCAATGGCCCAGACATTGACACAGTTGACATCATCGAATTTCTATAAAAGGAAAGACAATGCGTGATAATAAGGAACTTAAGAAGTACAAGATTAAATGGACAACCACTACATCTTTTGAAGCAACCGTTAAGGCACGGAATAAGGAAGAAGCGATACAAATTATTGATGAAGACTTCGACTCACTAGAGAGTGATGTATACACTCAAAGTTATGTAGATCAAGATACTGTGTGCGCAGAGACAGACGTAGAAATTGAGGAATTAGATGTATAACAATTGCATTGATATTTTGGAAAACTGCCAAAAGTTACTTGAAGAATATAAAGACATTGGGCTTGATGATGTTAAAGAACTTGAAGAAGCTGCAGAAAAGTTCCGCGCGTACCTAGCAAGCAATATCAAAAGCTTTTCTTATAATACAAACGTTGGTGTTCGAAATCATAATAGTATGTATTTCGGTCCAGAGATTAAGATAGTATTCTCTTGTAACGATATTGAAGATATTAAGTCAGTGATTACATTCACTAAGATCTATTCTTCAATTTCTCGTAGTGTTATTTTCCAAGTAAAGATATCAACTATGGTTGGAGACCAAGTAACTTACCAGAAGATGTTCGATATTGCTAGTCCAATGGATTTAGCACAGGCAATCATTTCGTGCGCGTACGTTGTTGGAGTGATCATCCCATGAAAGAATATGTAGTAGAGTTCAACGCTAACACAAAGTTCGTAATGGTTGTGAGAGGAGAAAGTGAAGAAGAAGTATTCAACAAAATCAATAACCGAGAGCTTTATTCTGACGATGTTTCAATGATGCAAATTGTTCAAATGGATGAAATTGAAAATCTCGGAGTAAGTAATGCGATCATATAATAAGATCATTGCTTCGGAATTCTATGATGAAGCAAATAATCCTAATGAGTTATTCCGTGTATTAAATGAATTCATTGAAGACAAATATAGACATTCATTTTCGGTTCTTGAAAGCAATTATAAGAATAAGATTACTTACATTAAAGAAGACACTCGAAGTAAGTATTCTCTCGAAGTGTTGCCGGGCAGGGAATCAACTGTGAGGTTAACCCAGTATGATCGCATTCAAAAAGATATGTATGAATACTCATACAACGCAACTTTTAGGCTAAATCATATTAACATCGCAATAGCACTTGTGTCAGGTATAGTTTCAATCTTTGGAGAATAACATGCAAGAAGTACTCTTTTTCCTAACAATCACTGTAATCGCAATAATCCTGTTTGTTACTTATGCATACAAGTTTTTGATGGAGTTAACCCTAAACGAACGTCCTAATCTCAAAAATGCAGTGCTCTATGCATCAACTGCAATTGTTTCCGTATTCATTTTCATCGTAGCGTTCACTTGGACGCTTGAGTTTAAAAGTATGATTGGATAATAAGATGAGTGATACTACACAAGATACTAAAGATCATCTCTATGAAGTTGAAGTAATTCAAACTCGCATTGTGAAATATTTTGTCAAAGCTAAGAATAATGATGAAGCAGCGGAGAAGGTTCTCACTGAAGATTTCTTTGACACTGATGAATCTCTTTCAATTGAAATTGTTGAAGAGACAAATGATAGTGTAGAGTCTGTGATTTATCTTTGTGAATCTTCCTAGTGAAGATTGTTTACAAAGAAGATTATTCGATATACAATGAAAACATGTTCGTCAAAAAGTTTAAAAAGCTAAAGTTTTTAGGCGGACCTCTTGATGGCTTAGAATGTGAATACGAAGAATTCTTAAGTAATTACGTAGAGTATTCTAGTAACTACATTATAGGTCCAAGTAAAGACGGTATTTACAGGGAATGTGAATACAAAGAAAATGTAACAATAAGATTTTATTTAGGAGATAAAATGTCTGAGACTCATACCGCAGAAAACTGCGAAGCAAAGGTTGACCTGTCCGAGCGCGAGGGTCGCCGCAAAGAACACAAGATTTCTCGCCAGAAGCTGTCGCACAAATCTGGGCTGTCGCAGGCTAAGATTTACCGCATTGAGCGTAACACCTCGAAACGCACCACTGATGAAGAGCGCAAGGCGTACGACGAAGCTCTGGATGCCCTTATCGCTGAGAAAACCGGTGCGCCTGTAGAATCTGCCGAGCCGAAGGCTGAAGAAGCAGAAATCGTCGATTCGAGCACGCCGCAGAAGTCTGATGGTGACACGCCTGTGTACACAAACGAGGAAGACGACAACAACGAGCCGATGTTCTAAAAATGGCTTGATCTTAAATGAGCCCATGTAGGGCTCATTTTTTTTACAGGAGTATGAAATGCAGTGTATGACGGAACAGCAGTACAACGATTTAGTGACGTTTACGTTGATGTATCCCAGCCTCGTAGTACTTGTCATCCTGATGGTCTTGTCCCTTCTGGTGCTCTTCGATGTACTCTGAGAGTGCACTTTTACTCCCTGCCCATGGGCCCAAAAACTATCCCTGACGTCGGCGTTTTACAAATCTCAGAGAACCTGTTAAAGTATTCATTGTAAGCCGCAAGGTACAGCACCAGGAACAGGAAAAGAAAATGATCAACGTCATTGAGAGCAAACTGCAGGACAAGAAAAACGAACTCCGAGCATTCAACCGCGAGCTCGACACTATTAAAAATGAATTCTTTGAAGTAAATATCTGTGGTGGCAAGGTTGATAACGCAGAAGAAAAAGGAAATCGTTGGACCGAGCTAGACGAGATCATCACTGAATTGGAAAATGAAATCAGTGACCTCGAATTTGATCTTGATGAATTGATAGAAGAAGCTTAATAAGAAAGGAAAAGAAAATGCTACAAACACTCAAATTAACAAATAAAGAATCGGGAGTATCTTCAAATGCACTCCCTGTATCTCTGAAGAAAGCAATTCAAGAAGTAAAGCCTGAAGTCGTAAATGACGCTGATGCTCGTACGAAAATGTTTGCTCTCGTAAATGCATATGACAAGGGTGACGAGAAATTCCTCGAGATTGCTGAATCACTTAATCTCGAAATTAAAGAATTCTACCACACGATTAACCTCGTGAATGCACTATGAGACCATCGTGGGAACGAACATGGATGAATGTTGCGTTTGCTATCTCAGAGAGGACCAGATGCGACAAAGCCAGTGTTGGTGCGGTTATTGTTGGACCTAACCAGAGAATCGTCTCTACAGGCTACAATGGGCCGCCAGCCAATTACATCAAAGAAGAGAAAACTTGTTCTTCATTCTGTTTAAGAAATATAAATAATGAAACATCAAGTGATTATTCTTCTTGTCCGGCAATTCACGCAGAGATGAACGCAATTGCATATGCAAATAGGCGAGATATGGAAGGAGGTACAATATACATCACTGCATCTCCTTGTATGAATTGCGCGAAAGTAATTGCTAATTCAGGGATAAAGAGAATTATCTTCAATCAAGATAAAGATCGCAATACTGATAATGTAGTTAAATTCTTGATTGCATCAAAGATAGAAGTAATAGGAATGAATTATGAAAAGTGATAAATTAGGCCATGTAAAGCTTAATTTAATGAGAACAACGGAAGATGTGTTTGAGTTTAAAAGATGGCTCGGACAATCTCGTCGAGTTCTCGGAGTAGACACGGAAACAGGAGGGCTAGTAGGACCGCATAAAGATGCTTTACGGTTAATCCAATTTGGTGACTTGAATGAAGGATGGGCTATCCCATGGCATTTGTTCTCTGGAGTAGCAATTGATACTCTTAACCAATATGAAGAAGATTTAGTTCTTCACAATAGCCCGTACGACGCGAAGTTCATTATTCACCATTCAGGAAATGACCTTAAGCGTTGGAAGTGGGAGAAGACAAATGACACAATGACAATGGCTCATATCATTGATCCATTGCGCCCTAAAGGTTTAAAGCCGTTAGCTGCAAAATATATCGGCCCAGAAGCTAAAGTCGGGCAGGGTGACCTTAAAGAACAAATGCAGAAACACGGATGGGGTTGGGATACAATTCCATGGGATCTGCCAGAATTTTGGGTCTACGCAGCCCTAGATCCTGTACTTACCGCCCATATATACGAACATCTTAACCCAAAGATTTCGCTTCAGAGAAATGCTTACGAGCTTGAAATGGGCGCTATCCGAGTTACCACTAATATGATGCTCAAGGGAATGAAAATTGATGAATCATATTGTGTAACAAAACGACAACAGTTAATTGACTACGCTCATCAAGCTCGCAATTTCCTCCAAATGAAATATGGAATTGAAAGTATTGGAAGTAAGAATCAATTAATTGCTGCTCTTGAAAAAGAGGGAATTACTTTAGAGAAAACAACTCCAAGCGGCGCATACGCTTTAGATAAAGCAGTTCTTAAAAGTATTGACCATGAGATTGCGAAAACTGTTCTTAATATCCGTAAAGCGGAGAAAATGGTTGGACCTTACTTCGACAATTTCTTGGAGCTAAAAGATTCCAACAATAGGGTACATCCAACTATTTGGACTTGTGGGGCGAGGACAGGACGAATGAGTGTCACTGAACCTGCATTACAAACCCTGCCCAGTGGTGATCCTACTGTTAGAAATGCTTTTATTCCTGAAGAAGGTAATAAGCTAATTTCATGCGACTATTCCCAAATTGAATCTCGCTTAATGGCTCATTTCAGCGAAGACCCTGGATTAATTGCAGCATTTCATAGTGATGAGGATTTCTTCTGTTCACTTGCGAGCACGATTTTTAATGAGCAAATTGATAAAAACGATAAGCGCAGAAAGCTTACGAAAGGAGTAGTCTATGGTAAACTATACGGGGCAGGGGTTGCGACGATGGCTGCTTCAGGTGGAGTACCGATTTCTACGATGGATCATGTAGTTGATCAATTTGATCACAACTTCCCTGGAGTTAAACAATTCCAAAAAGTAATTGAAGTTCTCGCGAAGAAGCGAGAAAGAGAGGATGGTCGAGGATGGGTTAAAACACCAAACGGCCGTATCTTACCTTGTGAAAAGGGCAAAGGGTATACACTTGTTAACTTCCTTCTCCAAGGCCATGCTGCAGAAATTCTTAAACGCAAGTTAGTTGAATTGGATGCAGCAGGATTTGGTGATAACATGTGTATCCCAATTCACGATGAAATTATTTTTGAGTTTCCTGAGGAGGATGCTAATGTAGATACTATGAAGCAAATCGAAGAAACAATGAGTAACCTGACCGACTATAAAGTACCAATTGTAGCAGAACCTGAACTGCTTGAAGGAGCATGGGGAGAAAAATATGAATAACATTCTTAACACCGCAAATGACATTATCAATGGTGACCGTAAAGATGAATATGGAGATGCATTTGATTCATTCGATCGAATCGCAGGTCTTTGGTCGAGTTATCTAGATCATCATATTACTCCTGTTGACGTTGCACAAATGATGATTCTTATGAAAGTTTCTCGAGGTGCAAATGTAGCTAAGTTCAATGCAATTCAAGAAGATAGCCTTGTTGATATTGCAGGCTACTCTGCTCTTGCGTATCAAGTTAGCGAGAATTACTTTAAAGATGAAGCGGCGCGTAATGTTAAAGATGATGGATTTGAGATGGCTTGTAAGTGCCATCCTAGCAACACAGATGCAGATGATGTCGAAGAGGATGATGACAAAGATCCTTGGGAAGACGTTACAATTGCGGATGTAATTATATTTCTTGCAGCTCTTCTTTCAGATGATGAAGAAAAAGAAGACAAGAAAGAGAATAAGAAGAGTACATCTTTCCAAGATATCCTTAATGACGTTTTGGGAGGACTTTCCGAAGATGAATAAGAAAATTGAGTTTAAGTCAGACTTAGGCGTAGAGTTAATTAAAGTCTCCGCGACGGATCAATCGGTAGTTGATGCTGCGCGTGTTTCTACGGGCTCTGAAAGCCAGGAAAATCGAGGATTAATCAACTTTCTGGTTAAAAATCGCCACGGCAGCCCATTTGAGCATAATTCATTCACTTTCAAAGTTAGCGCACCAATTTTCGTAGCGCGTGAATTCATGCGACACCGAATTGGGTTTAGCTACAATGAAGAGAGCGGACGGTATAAAGAACTAGAGCCGACGTTCTATGTTCCCCCTGCCCATCGGCCTCTTGTGCAAACAGGAAAAGCTGGACATTATGAATTTGTTGATGGTAATGAAACTCAATACCGTCTTGTTGGGTTTGCGGTAACTAATTCTTGTGAAGTAGCTTACCGACAATACGAGAGCATGTTGCGGTCGGGAATCGCACGAGAAGTTGCTCGAATTGTTCTCCCTGTGAATATCTATACATCGTTCTTCGTGACATGTAATGCTCGTTCACTTATGTCGTTTCTTTCATTGCGAACATCTTCGAATGAAGGTCAAAAATTCCCTTCATTCCCAATGAACGAAATTGAGCAGGTAGCTCGAAAGATGGAAGAAGCATTCAAGGAGAACATGCCTCTAACATATCTATCTTATGTAGAGAATGGTTATGTCGCTCCCTAGGTATATTCTATCGGTAGACCCTGGTAAGACATCTGGATGGGCTTTCTACGACACTGAGACAAAGCAATTTTTCTCAGGCGAATCTGAATTCTTCGATTTGTGTACACGAGTCGAGAAAGCCTGTCTAAGATATCAAAGCGATTTGCAAATAGTTGCGGAGAAGTTTACCATTGCCCCAAACACTCACAAGAATACTGCAGCCCCGTGGTCTCTTGAAGTAATTGGTGTTCTAAGGTATTTCTCTGTACAAACCGAAAATGATCTTATTCTAACTAAGCCAAGCGAAGCTAAGAACATTTGTAAGAATGATCGCCTTAAAGCTCTCGAATGGTTCGCAGGAGGAAAAGGTCATGCAGACGATGCGTCTCGCCACCTATTCTTGCACTTAGTGACAAAAAGAAAATGGTGGGATACTCGTTTGGATAACACTCTGTAAGACTAACAGCCCTATTTAAGTAAGGAAGAATTATGACTCACTACCTTGACCCCGCACTGTCACCTTGGACCGCCCTCTACAACTGGGTACTATTCATGATGCCTCGTATGAAGGGTACAGGCCGCTGGTAATGTGACCGACGGGCTCGCTTTGCGGGCCCGTTTTGGGCCCTGACGTCGGCGTTTTACAAATCTCAGAGAACCTGTTAAAGTATTCACTGTAAGCCGCAAGGTACTACGAAAGCCCGCTGGGCAGGAGGAAAAGGAATGTTTTACGTTATTTGCGGAATTGTCTTCGCAAGTATTTGGGTAGTTGCAATTTTTCTTTCATTCGTGAATCTCGTAATTGATTCACACAACATGCAAGCAAAAATGAAACTAAAGAACATTCTTTGTCTTATCTGTTCAACGGGAATGTTGATCTACGCTTTGGGTGTAATTTACTCATACTACGATTTTTACACCGCTACTTCGTACGTAGTTTACTTCAACTAAGGAAAATAAATGGTATTCACACATGCAGATGAACTAGGAAATAATCCTCAACTAATTAAGGATTTTGTTTGCGAGAAGCTTGAAAAGCATTGCTACTTCACTGGGAATTTTGTTGATAAGTTTGATGTAGAACATTCATACTTGATTTATCGACATCCGCACAAATACCAATTGACTGTAAGGAATTTGGACACAGGACGAATTACACATAAGAATTTCCGTAGTCCTCGTAAAATCTTTTGGCGATATGTTAGGTTGACCTAATGATCACAGCAGAAATTTTTGAAGAATTAGAAAACAGAATTGTAATTGATTCAGATCTTTGGATGCGAGATAAAGACCGTATTTCCCAATGCTCTGGTTCAAAATTCAGTATTAAGCATAAGAAATGGTTAATGCCACTTTCTTGGGGTTCATGTAAAGTTCTTCGCGGAGTTTTCGGAGATGAACTCACTATCGGTGATAAGCTTAAGGAATGGTCTTGGAATGAATATAATGACAGGATTCTTCCGTGTGTTACTTCACGTAAGAGCTTAAACACAAATGACATCGACAAGAATGATGAAGTATTAAAGAAAATCATTGAAGGTGATGTAGAGAATAACCTTTATGATTATCAAAAAGCTGGGATTTATTTTCTAACTAAAGCACGACGAGCTCTTCTCCTTGACGAGATGGGCACGGGTAAAACTCGGCAAACAATTGAGACTCTTAAGACTATTAAAGCTCTAGGCGACGTTGTGTTCCCAGCAATTATCGTTTGTCCAAAGAATGTTATGATTTCTTGGAAGAATGAGTTTAATCGTTGGTTCCCTGAAGCTAAAGTCGAGGTGTGTACAGGATCTCGTAAAGATAAGCTAACTGCAATTAAGAAAATTAGTAATCAAGAATCTGAAGTTCTTATTATTAATTATGAATCAGTTAGGTCATTCTCGAGGTTAGCACCATACGGGAGCATTAAGTTAAAGCGTTGTTACAAATGTGATAAGAACTTACAGGAGACAAAAGAAAACTCACCTGCTAAATGCGAGAAGTGTAAAAAAGAATTAAATGAGATTTCTTGGAAGTCTATCATAGTTGATGAGTCTCATCGCATTAAGAATCCGACAGCGAAGCAAACTCGCTCTGTCTGGGCTCTGAGGACAGGCTTCGAGACCAGCATATATTGTTTAACGGGAACCGCGATTGCGAATGCTCCAGATGACTTGTGGCCTTCTCTACACTTGATTGCACCTGAGGATTGGTACTCACGACGAGCGTTCATCGACAGGTATTGTGATCTTGCGTACTCGCCTTGGGGCCCAATGGAGGTAATCGGTTTAAAGAATGTAACAAAAGAAGAATTCTTTAGCATTCTCGAACCTAGAATGCGTAGAACTCCAAAGAAAGCCGTTCTTTCATCCCTGCCCGACAAAACTTATGTGAAGAAATACATTGAAATGCCGGCTAAGCAATTGAAGCCATATAAACAAATGGCGAGTTCAATGATCGCGCAATTGGACGGAGATGACGGGTTAGTTGTTGCGTCAAATGGTTTAACGATGCTCACGCGATTAACACAATTCGCGTCAGCGGTTTGCGAGATAGACGAGACAGGAGAAATTCAATATAAGAATTCTTCAAATAAAGTTGATGCATTAGTTGACTTAATTGAAGATATGGATGGAAAATCTCTCGTCGTATTTGCAGTACATAGGAAGCTAATTGACCTCGCTGCTAAAGTATTAACTAAACACAAGATATCATATAGCTTAATTGTCGGTGGACAAAATACTTATGATAGACAAAATAACATTGATGATTTTCAAAAAGGAAAGACTCAAGTTATCTTGTGTACAATGAGCGCAGGTAACGTTGGTGTTACATTAACTCGAGCAGATACATTAGTGTTCATGCAGAGATCTTGGTCTATCATTGAGAACTCTCAGGCTGAAGATCGCATTCACCGTATTGGTGCGGAGAAACATGAGAACATTACAATCATTGACTTAATATCTCAAAATACTTTCGAAGAAGAACAGCTTGACGTTCTTGAACAAAAGAAAGAAAGAGCTGAAGAAGTATTACGTGATCGTGATTTCTTGAGGAGACTTCTCGGTGGAAATTAAAATCTCCAATTCGGAAATACAAACATTTAAGCATTGTCGTCGGTTTTGGTATCTAACTTATTATAGAAAGCTTGGTGTTAAAGAAAGTCAACTAAAACCTACAGGAGCACTACAACTCGGAACTAAAATTCATTACGCTCTTGAATTATTTTATGGGCAGGGAGTTGATCCGATTAACACCATCTCCCAGCTTTACATGGAAGAAGTTGAAAAGCAAGGAGACAATGATCTTTACTTAAAGAACATCGATGACGAGTATAAACTCGCTGATGCTATGATCCGTGGATACGTGGAATGGCTTGAGGAAACAGGCATCGATCAAGATCTAACATTCATAGCAACTGAACGTGTTGTTGAAATACCTGTTAACATCAATGGATTTGATTTGTACCTCAGAGGTAAGCTAGATGCTTTGGTTCGTCGCGAAACTGATGGATCAATATTGTTTATGGATCATAAGACGACAGCATCTCTATCACAGCTGAGTGCTCAGATTCATATGAACGAGCAGATGAAATTTTACCATCTGCTTGAGAAAATGAGTGACGGAGAGGAAGTGTCAGGTGGGCTGTACAACATGCTACGCAAGACAAAGAGGACCGCCCGAGCGGTACCACCGTTCTATGATCGTGTTGAAGTTCATCACAATGATGAAGAAATTTACAACATGAAGAGAAGGGTGTATAGTGTAATTAGAGAGATTCTCTTAGTTATGGAAAGGTTAAACGGAAAAGAAGATCATTTAGATGTATGCTATCCAAGCCCATCAGGTGATTGCTTTTGGAAATGTCCATTCGTAAATGTATGCAATCTTGCTGATGACGGTTCAAATTTTGAACTTGCATTAGAAAATAATTTTCAATATGTTGATCCTCATGAGAGGTATAATACAGAGGAGGTGAAAAATGCGTAGCTTATCAATTCTTGTTCATGGAGCATCAAAAGTTGGAAAAAGTTGGATGGGTGATTCGACCCCTGCCCCGCGGCTAATTCTTGATGCGGAAGGTGGTTCTCGATTCACTCCCTCAAAGAAAGTTGTTTGGGACCCACTGACTGAAGAACCGCCAAAAGCTTCTAAAGAATGGGACACTTGCATTGTATATGTTAAGGATTATGAAACTGTTCTTAAAGCGTATGAATGGTTAAATCAAAGTAATCACCCATTTAAGTCTGTTGTTCTTGACTCAATCTCTGAAATTCAGCAGCGTTGCGTTGATTCTATTGCAGGAGTTAATGCAATGAGGATTCAAGATTGGGGTGAATTGCTTCGCAAGATCTCTGACAGCGTTCGTAAATTCAGGGATTTGACGGTTCATTCAAAGAATCCTCTCGAATCGGTTTTGTTCATTGCAATGACCCGCCAAGTTGATAATAAATGGCGGCCATACATGCAAGGCCAGATAGCCACTACAATGCCTTACTACGTAGACATCTGTGGATATCTATTTATGGACACTGATGATGCCGGAAATGTACATCGTCGATTGCTTGTTGCCCCGCATCAAAACTTTGAAGCGGGAGAACGAGTTGGCGGAAAACTTGGATCCGTTATTGAAAGTCCAAGTGTTGAAGAAATGTTAAATACCGTATATGGTGAAAAGAAAGAAGAGAGTAAGTAAAAATGGTTAACTTTGCAGATATCATTGAAGATATTGACTACGATGCATTTGCCCCTGTCCCGGTTGGTGTTTATCCTGTAGAAATCATTAAGGCTGAAGCTAAGCAGGCTTCAACAGGCCGTGAAATGATTAACGTCAAGCTTCGAATTGTTGACGGTCCAAGTAAGGGTCGCATGCTCTTCAACAACTTCGTGTGGGTTCCTGAGAATGATAAAGCCGTTCAGATGTTCTTTGTGAACATGCGTGAATTCGGTTTGGGCAAGGAATACTTCCGTGGTAATCCCACGTTTGAGCAGCTTGCAAATGAGCTTCTCAATCGCCGTGTGATGGTTGAAATCGAGCACACTGAGTATAACGGTAGCACTCGTGAACAGGTTAAGCGCATTAAGAAAATTGAAGGATACGAGAATCCTGCTCCAGGGCAGGGTGGTAATGCAAACCAAGGCATTCCGTCTGTGAATCCGACAGGTAGTGCAGCTCCTGCTCCTGCTTCTGCACCCGCTGCAAGCACTCCTAGTGCTAATCCTTCTGTTGCTCCGGATGTTCCGTTCTGATAAAAATGTTCTACAACATTCAAACTGACTCCCGACGATCCGCTTCTCGTGGGTCGTCGGGGGCTCAAATAAGTATTATGCCGAACGTTGTTATTAAGAAAGGAAATAGGTGCCAAGAGCAATATGAATTTCTTAATAAATATAAAGCAGCGCAATGTCTTCCCGAAGTCGGTTTGCCTGTAGGCTGTTCTCCTGAAGATAACATTTACGTTATGAATCGACTCATTGAAGTTAAGACAAAGAATGCTCTTGAATTAACTCATATGCTTTACTCAGCTCTCAATGAAGATCTTTGGAAAACACGAACAGGAAATGAAGATTATGTAGAGTACAACGAGACAGCGCATATTGCGAAAGTTCTCCCGCTTCTCAAGGTTGGTGTAGAGTTCTCTAAAGATCCAGAGAGGTCTAGGGCTCGAGCTCTCGAAATACATAATATTTGTTCGCCGCAAGATATTGATCACGCTGTAACTCACGGTGACCCTACATTTGATAATTTGATGATGCTACACGGGTTACCTGTATTAATTGATCCGCTTGTTGCGACTCCCGCTGTTCCTAGCGATATCGCAGTTGATGTTGGAAAGATTCTTACATCTCTCGGAGGATTCGAGCAGGTTCGCTATAATAAGATTTACAAAAATAGGCGAGATGCAAAGCATATTCTAAAAAACGCCGTCATTAATGATTATGGTGAAAAGGCTTGGATTCGTTCTCTATATTGGTGTGGGATTCATATGTATCGTGCAGTACCTTATATGAAATCTCCTCGAGTCAAGAAAGGTCTGGTGGAAATAGCGAATGAAAGTTTTAAAGAAGCATTGCGTTTTTGACATGGACGGGGTTTTGATTAACTCTTTACCTTGGATCGAGAAAGCGTATAAGCATGCAGGAGTTCCTATTCTCGAGCAAGACCGATACAAGTCTTGGAAAGAATGGTTAGTTCCGCTCTACGGAATGACTATGGCAACAAGAATTCATGATAAGAAAAATGAATTTTATAGCTTAATGCTTTCAGCTCGAATCGTGAAGAAGTTACCCCCTGCCCAAGTGCTTGAGAAGTTTCATACGATGTGTTCTATTGCGACAGGCGCATCAGCCGCTAGTGTACTGGCAGTTAAGAAGTATGTAGGCTTCGGAGATGAATGTAAAGTAGGTGTATGCGAGGCGAGTGCCGAAGACAAGATTGCTTACTTAGTTAATCTACATAATATCTCAAACAAGTACGGGTACTACTTCGACGATAACGCAGAAGTTGGGCAGGGAATCGTTGATGAAGCTAACCACAAAATAGGAAAAGACGTTTGGAAGTTTTATCATTACGTTGAACAAACATTTGATGAAATAATGAAGGAGGTGAGTAAGCCATGGCAAATGTAGGGATTATCCTAGCAGCAGGTAAGAATGAAAGGCTTGATGGCGTCGTTGAACCTTACGAAAAGCCTTTAGTGATTAACCCTGACAATGTGGAGAATGTGTTTTCAGTGATGAAAATGCTGGAACAAATTTGCCACAAGATCATTATTGTGTGCTCTAAGAGTAACATCACTAAGATGATAAATCTCTTTCACAATAAGGGACCGAACTCTTGGCAATATGTCACTCAAGACCAAGACAAATTCCCTGAGGTGTCAGGCGCTATTCGTCAAGCTCTTGAATTAGTGTACGATGATGATAACGTTGTTTGCTTAATGGCAGACAACTATTACGCTAATCCTAAAGAGATACTTAAATATAAGGATCTCAATAAAAATGCTGTTGGTGCTCAAATATTCAATCGTCCTCAATCTTTACGGTACACTAGGGTAAATAATCAAGTTGTATTCGTTAATAGGAGAGACAAATACGATCCTGATCTTGAGGTAGAAGATGATCATAATGATGCAGTTTGGCTTGGACCACTATGTATTATTCCCAAAGAGTACAAAGAAGCATATGGTTTAGCTAAGAATGAAGATAATACAGATATCGCAAATGTATTCAACAAAATGAGTAAGTTCGCTGGATATCGAAGTACGGCAGAAGACTTCGGAGAGAAGGTGTTTTTCGAAAATGGCAAATATCGGGTACGGTAAAATTGGACGAAGTTTTAAACTTCCTCTCAATGAGGATACACGAGGCACAGCCACTGGTGGTGACTCTGACGTTAGGAATACTTTATTCTATCTCGCAAGCGATAATCCTCATCACAATTTCTTTATTATTAGCAAAAATTCTGGTGAGAATCCGCAAGAAGTAGGATATCCTAATAATGTAATCAATCTTTGGAATAAAGATTTTTCTAAACAGCATGGAAGGAATCTCCGCACTTACCTCAAAGAACATGAATATCCTGGATGTAACATTAACGGAATGATTCATACTTTCCAACATGAGACTCTCCATGAGTATCTTTTTGGTAACATTGATGAATGTATTCTTTGGTTAGGGCAACATGGTTCCGCTAATTCTCCAATCCCTCTCGCAACTAATCGCGAACGTGAGTCAGTGTCTCAGGGAAGCTTTGTACGCTATGTTGGATATCTTTTGACTGGAGCTGATGAATGGTTGACAAAGCAGCGAGAAAAAGACGAGCATAAAGATGTAATTTGGCTCTGTCCTGATGTTAGGAATAACATCAAATTTCGTGATATGAAAAATCCTGTACTAAATGGTGTCCTTGCCCAGTATTACGATAGCCAAAAGAATCGTTATGAACGCTTTGGCGATAAAACTGAACCGCAAAAGCCATTTGGGTGGAAAGCTGATGGGCAGGGTGATTGTAACATTTGGGAAGGTCCCGTTGAGTATGTCTATTCAGGAATTGAGATGACTGCACTCAACGATTTGAGCGTATACTTAAATTCTCAAATGTACAACCCACTCAATCTTTACAAAGACAAATCTTTTGGAATTGTTCTTAATGAGAATAAGAAGAATACTAAAAATTCTCGTAAGCAAATTCTTAAAGAATTCGTTCTTGATACTGGGCTTGATACTTCAAGTATATTCGGTGTATGGTCTGATGAAAGTAAACTCGAGCTAGGTCTCGATATTGAGCCAATTCACATTTCAAAGCTATACTATGAAATGTCGAAGTGGAAGTCCACATTAACAACCCCTGCCTCAGGGAGCGGTTGGGCGACGTCGAAACCTTGGGAATGTTTCCTTAATGGTGTTGTTTGTTTCTTCCACAAAGACTACGACTCACAAGGTCATATTGTGAGTAATCCGTATTACAAGTGGGGAGAAGACTTTAATGATTCACCCTACTTTAAAGAGCTCGGAAGTTTTCTTCGAGTTAGCTCTCCTGAAGAGTTGAAGAAGAAAGTTGAAATGATTGATCATGATGAAGACTTACGTATTCATTATGTAACTAGGCAGTTCTTACATCTCAAATATTGCCTTGAAAAGTACCAACGTGGAATCAAAATGATTAATGAAAGGATTAACTAATGTTGCAGGAAATGATTGATTTGCAGGCTAAGCTGCAGTCTGAGACGTACGGAAAAGACATCTCAAAGCTCGATACGCGTGAAAAGATTGAAGCCTACCGTATCAATATGATGGCTCTGCAAGACGAGCTCCATGAAGCTTTGAATGAAATGTCTTGGAAGCCATGGGCTAAAGCAGAATACTTTAATGACGATCGCGTTCAACAGGAACTTGTAGATGCATGGCATTTCTTTATGAACTTGATGATCATTAGTGGTATGGATGCCGAGAAACTTCATCTGCGCTATCTCGCAAAGCGTAAAGTAAATATCAAACGCCAGGAAGACGGTTATGATGGTGTTTCCACTAAAGATGAAAATGGAAATGCAACCGATGAGCCAACATTAGACTTTGAGGAACTTCGAAATGAAATTAAATGAGTTCTTCAAAAATCACTGTGACGCATACTTCATAACTCTAAAACGAGCTGAAGACCGTGTTAAGAATGTTGAAAACATCATAGCTAAAGATATCTTCAATAAGCATACTGTGATTGATGCAGTTGATAAACTTGATTTGTCAATTGAAGATACTAAAGCTTTCTACAAAAATGCAAATGACGAATGGGAGCGGGAGCAGTCCCTGCCTAGAGATGTTAGGCTTTACGGTGTTGAGCGCTGGGTGGGTGGTAAAGAACATCTATTCGAGAGACCATCTTCACGTTCTTTATACACAGGAACATATGCGTGCTATCTATCCCACATCAAAGCTATAGAAACCGCGTTAAGCGATGGAAGCGATAGCGAGTATATCATAATCATTGAAGATGATGCAGACTTTAGCACTAGCAATGTTTTTGACTTTGTTGATAAAGTAGATTCATTTTCTAACCCTGAAATCATTGTATTCGGTGGAGCAGTTAAGATGGCTTCTTATGTTGATGAAAATAAGAAGTATGAACAACTTTTAAACGGATTCAATGTAGCTAAAGTTGATCATATTAAGTCTGATAATTGTAAGAGCATTAGACAACGATATATCACCACGATGTATGCTCTACGTAGAAGTACTGTACATATATTCTTAGACACAGTTAAGAAGCATCAGATGCCTATTGACGCTTCCTGGTGGTATGCGTTCACTAGGTTGAACACGTTCAAGTATACACCTTGCTTGGTGCGTCAAGACGTTGATAACATCAAGGGTGCACGACGTTAAAGCCACACAAACGGGCTCGCTCTGCGGGCCCGTTTTGGGCCCTGACGTCGGCGTTTTACAAATCTCAGAGAACCTGTTAAAGTATTCACTGTAAGCCGCAA